ATGAATCAATCTTTTATCTCCGATATTCTTTACGCAGACATTGAAAGTAAGGCAAAAGAACTAACAGTTAATTCAAACAACACTGTGCAGCCTGTAGCGTTGATGCGCTTGGGGGTATTCGTTCCGAAGCCATCAAAGAGCAAAGGAGAAAGTAAAGAGATTGATGCCACCAAAGCGTTTTCCCAGCTGGAGATAGCTAAAGCCGAGGGTTACGATGATATTAAAATCACCGGTCCTCGACTCGATATGGATACTGATTTCAAAACGTGGATCGGTGTCATCTACGCGTTCAGCAAATACGGCTTGTCTTCAAACACCATCCAGTTATCGTTTCAGGAATTCGCTAAAGCCTGTGGTTTCCCCTCAAAACGTCTGGATGCGAAACTGCGTTTAACCATTCATGAATCACTTGGACGCTTGCGTAACAAGGGTATCGCTTTTAAGCGCGGAAAAGATGCTAAAGGCGGCTATCAGACTGGTCTGCTGAAGGTCGGGCGTTTTGATGCTGACCTTGATCTGATAGAGCTGGAGGCTGATTCGAAGCTGTGGGAGCTGTTCCAGCTTGATTATCGCGTTCTGTTGCAACACCACGCCTTGCGTGCCCTTCCGAAGAAAGAAGCTGCACAAGCCATTTACACTTTCATCGAAAGCCTTCCGCAGAACCCGTTGCCGCTATCGTTCGCGCGAATCCGTGAGCGCCTGGCTTTGCAGTCAGCTGTTGGCGAGCAAAACCGTATCATTAAGAAAGCGATAGAACAGCTTAAAACAATCGGCTATCTCGACTGTTCAATTGAGAAGAAAGGCCGGGAAAGTTTTGTAATCGTCCATTCTCGCAATCCAAAGCTGAAACTCCCCGAATAAGTGTGCGCTGGAGGGCAGCTGCATTCAAAAAATGTGTGCTGCCGGGAAGGCTTGTCTAATTTCCCGTTTTTGATGTGCGCTGGAGGGGGATGCCCCGCAGTTTGCCAAGACTTTCCCTCCAGCACACATCTGTCCACCCGTTTTTCCCTCCAGTGCACATGTAATTATCTGCCTTTCCCTCCAGCACACATATTTGATACCAGCGATCCCTCCACAGCACATAATTCAATGCGACTTCCCTCTATCGCACATCTTAGACTTTTATTCTCCCTCCAGCACACATCGATGCTGCCGGGCAAGCCGTTCTCACCAGTTGATAGAGAGTGAAGCCTTGCTGCCCGTTGAAGCAGGAAATCACCAAAATGATTCAGGCTACAACCTGAACGTAGAAGAAATCCGCGTCGTTTATGCGTGGAGGATGCCAAAGCATGTTGTGACACACCTGGCAAAGGAGTAAACATGCAGAGAATGCTATGTACAAGCATCTGCGCATACATTATTATTTTATGCAGCATTTTTAATTTAATTCAAAAATACAGCATAAAGGATGACTTTCGATGAGTGATTCCAGCCAGCTTCACAAGGTTGCTCAAAGAGCAAACAGAATGCTCAATGTTCTGACTGAACAAGTACAGTTGCAAAAGGATGAGCTACACGCGAACGAGTTTTACCAGGTCTATGCGAAAGCGGCACTGGCAAAATTGCCTCTACTGACTCGTGCGAACGTTGACTATGCCGTAAGTGAAATGGAAGAAAAGGGTTATGTTTTCGATAAACGCCCTGCTGGCTCTTCAATGAAATATGCGATGTCAATTCAGAACATCATCGACATATATGAACATCGCGGAGTGCCAAAATACCGGGATCGCTACAGCGAAGCGTATGTGATTTTCATCTCCAATCTTAAAGGCGGTGTGTCAAAAACTGTATCGACGGTTTCTCTGGCGCATGCAATGCGTGCTCACCCTCATCTTCTGATGGAAGATTTAAGGATTCTGGTTATTGACCTTGATCCGCAATCTTCAGCAACGATGTTTTTAAGCCATAAACACTCTATTGGTATCGTAAACGCAACATCTGCACAGGCTATGTTGCAGAATGTAAGCCGTGAAGAGCTGTTAGAGGAGTTTATTGTTCCTTCTGTTGTACCTGGGGTTGACGTTATGCCTGCGTCGATTGACGATGCCTTTATTGCATCCGATTGGAGAGAGCTGTGCAATGAGCATCTACCGGGTCAGAACATCCATGCAGTACTGAAAGAAAATGTGATTGATAAGCTGAAGAGCGATTATGACTTTATCCTCGTTGATAGTGGTCCTCACCTTGACGCCTTCCTGAAAAATGCTTTGGCCTCGGCCAATATATTGTTTACACCTCTGCCGCCTGCAACGGTTGATTTCCACTCATCGCTTAAATACGTTGCCCGTCTTCCTGAGTTGGTGAAACTCATTTCGGATGAAGGCTGCGAGTGTCAGCTTGCAACTAACATTGGTTTTATGTCCAAGTTGAGTAACAAGGCAGACCATAAGTATTGCCATAGCCTGGCTAAAGAAGTGTTCGGTGGGGATATGCTTGATGTTGTCCTCCCTCGCCTTGACGGTTTTGAACGCTGCGGCGAGTCTTTTGACACTGTTATTTCAGCTAACCCGGCAACGTATGTTGGTAGTGCTGATGCATTGAAGAACGCGCGAATTGCTGCGGAAGATTTTGCTAAAGCAGTTTTTGACCGTATTGAATTTATCAGATCTAACTGAGGAGTAAGAAACCCCCATGTCAAAGAAAAACAGACCAACAATTGGGCGAACCCTTAATCCTTCAATATTAAGCGGATTTGATAGTTCTTCATCCTCTGGCGATCGAGTCGAGCAGGTATTCAAGTTATCAACTGGTCGCCAGGCCACATTTATTGAAGAGGTAATACCTCCGAACCAGGTAGAAAGCGATACCTTTGTTGATCAGCATAACAACGGGCGTGACCAGGCATCTCTTACGCCAAAATCATTAAAAAGTATCCGAAGCACTATTAAGCATCAGCAATTTTACCCTGCAATAGGTGTTAGACGGGCTACAGGGAAAATTGAAATTTTGGATGGTTCCCGGCGTCGAGCTTCTGCCATCTTAGAGAACGTAGGGTTGCGGGTTTTAGTCACGGACCAGGAGATCAACGTTCAGGAAGCGCAAAATTTAGCGAAAGACGTTCAGACAGCATTGCAGCACAGCATTCGAGAAATAGGTCTGCGTTTGATGCGAATGAAAAATGATGGGATGAGTCAGAAGGATATTGCAGCCAAGGAAGGGCTGTCTCAGGCGAAAGTCACGCGTGCTCTCCAGGCAGCGAGTGCTCCGGAAGAATTAGTCGCCCTTTTCCCTGTGCAGTCGGAATTAACCTTTTCGGACTACAAAACGCTTTGTGCTGTTGGCGACGAAATGGGGAACAAGAATTTAGAGTTTGATCAGCTTATTCAAAACATATCCCCGGAAATAAACGACATCTTATCCATTGAAGAAATGGCCGAAGATGAAGTTAAAAATAAAATCCTGCGCTTGATAACAAAGGAAGCCTCACTACTCACGGATAAAGGTTCTAAAGATAAGTCCGTAGTTACTGAATTATGGAAATTTGAGGACAAGGATCGCTTTGCAAGGAAGCGCGTGAAAGGCCGTGCATTTTCTTATGAGTTTAATCGACTTTCAAAAGAGCTACAGGAAGAACTCGACAGGATGATTGGGCATATCCTTAGAAAGAGCCTCGATAAAAAGCCGAAGCCTTAAACTTTCGCCATTCAAATTCCACTATTAACCTACTGTTTTTAAAGTAAATCCATCTAAAATTTCAAGGTGAAATCGCCACGATTTCACCTTGGATTTTACCTTCCTCCCCTACTCCCGAAAAAAATAAAAAAATTGCTTGTCACGAGAAAGTCAACAAGTGACTTTCAATAAAATCTCTTCCGAAAAGGGATTCACACAAGTGCCTTGTGTTTAAGGAAGAGTAAATTGAGTAACTTACGCGAATACCAGAATCGTATTGCAGATATCGCAAAACGCTCTAAAGCTGTGCTTGGCTGGGCAAGCACTGCGCAGTTCGGTACTGATAACCAATTCATTAAAGATGATGCCGCGCGTGCCGCATCTATCCTTGAAGCTGCACGTAAAGACCCAATTTTTGCGGGTATCTCTGATAATGCCACCGCTCAAATCGCTACAGCGTGGGCAAGTGCACTGGCTGACTACGCCGCAACACATAAATCTATGCCACGTCCGGAAATTCTGGCCTCCTGCCACCAGACGCTGGAAAACTGCCTGATTGAGTCCACCCGCAATAGCATGGATGCCACCAATAAAGCGATGCTGGAATCAGTCGCGGCAGAGATGATGAGTGTTTCTGACGGGGTTATGCGTCTGCCTTTATTCCTGGCGATGATCCTGCCTGTTCAGTTGGGGGCAGCTACCGCTGATGCGTGTACATTCATTCCGGTTACGCGTGACAAGTCCGAAATCTATGAAATCTTTAACGTAGCGGGTTCTTCTTTTGGCTCTTATGCTATTGGTGATGTTCTGGACATGCAATCCGTTGGCGTGTACAGCCAGTTGCGCCGCCGCTATGTGCTGGTTGCAAGCTCCGACGGCACCAGCAAAACTGCAACCTTCAAGATGGAAGATGTCGAAGGTCAGAATGTCCCGATTCGCAAAGGTCGCACAAACATCTACGTTAACCGTATTAAGTCTGTTGTTGATAACGGCTCCGGCACTCTGCTTCACACATTCAATAACAAAGCAGGCGAACAAATCACTGTTACTTGCTCTTTGAATTACAACGTTGGTCAGATTGCCCTGTCGTTCTCCAAAGCGCCGGATAAAGGCACTGAGATCGCCATTGAGGTGGAGATCAATATAGAAGCAGCTCCTGAGCTGATCCCACTTATCAACCACGAAATGAAGAGTTACACCCTGTTCCCAAACCAGTTCGTCATCGCGGCTGAGCACACGGTACAGGCGGCGTATGAAGCACAGCGTGAATTTGGTCTGGATCTTGGCTCCCTACAGTTCCGCACCCTGAAGGAATACCTGTCCCATGAGCAAGATATGCTTCGTCTTCGTATCATGATTTGGCGAACTCTTGCGACCGACTCCTTTGATATTGCACTGCCAGCTAACCAGTCCTTTGATGTGTGGGCAACCATCATTCGAGGCAAATTCCAGACGGTATATCGCGGTATTATTGAGCGTATTAAATCTTCTGGTGCGATGGGGATGTATGCCGGTGCTGATGCGGCATCTTTCTTCAAACAATTGCCGAAGGATTTCTTCCAGCCAGCAGAAGATTACATCCAGACCCCATACGTCCACTACATTGGCACTCTGTTCGGCAACGTCAAAGTGTTCGAAGTACCAGAAGGTATTTGTACGAACCTGACCGCCGACGGTATCCAGTTCAGCCCAATGGATGTGCTGTGCTACGTCCGTGATGAAAATCCGGGCAAAGCGGGCTTCGTAACTGGTGATGCAGTCCCGGCTGTCCCATTCCAGCATCCGACCACCCCGGCACTAGTCAACCGAACCACTCTGTGGGGTTCGGCTATCAACGATATGCACCCACGTAACGGCGCTGACTACTTCACGCGTGTAACTCTGACTATGGCCAAAAATGGCGGAATTAACTTCCTGACCGGTAACATGATTGATGCCGGTGACTCTGAGTAAGCACGGGAAGTTCTCCGTTTAACATAGCGCCCCCGTGCGGGGCGCATAACAGGGAAAGTTATGTCTCAATATTCAATTCAACAGTCATTAGGTAATGCATCCAGCGTCGCGGTTAGCCCGATCAATGCCGATGCGACGTTATCTACCGGTGTTGCATTAAATAGCAGCTTATGGGCTGGTATTGGCGTATTTGCGCGTGGCAAGCCGTTTACTGTTCTTGCGGTTACTGAGTCCAATTACGAAGATGTTCTCGGCGAACCGCTGAAGCCGTCTTCCGGCTCACAGTTCGAACCAATTCGCCATGTGTACGAAGCTATTCAGCAAACGTCTGGTTATGTTGTCCGTGCTGTTCCGGATGATGCGAAGTTCCCGATTATTATGTTCGATGAATCAGGCGAACCGGCTTACAGTGCGTTGCCATACGGTTCTGAAATTGAACTTGATAGCGGCGAAGCCTTTGCTATCTACGTTGATGATGGTGATCCGTGTATTTCACCTACCCGTGAGTTAACCATCGAAACGGCAACAGCGGACAGCGCGAGTAATGAACGCTTCATCTTAAAACTGACCCAGACGACTTCGCTTGGTGTGGTAACGACCCTGGAGACACACACTGTGTCTTTGGCGGAAGAAGCGAAAGATGACATGGGCCGCTTGTGTTATCTGCCTACGGCTCTGGAAGCTCGTTCTAAATATCTGCGCGCGGTTGTTAATGAAGATCTGATTTCTACAGCGAAAGTAACAAACAAAAAATCGTTGGCGTTCACTGGTGGTACCAACGGTGATCAGTCGAAAATCTCAACCGCTGCGTACCTGCGTGCGGTGAAAGTGCTGAACAATGCGCCGTACATGTACACCGCTGTTCTTGGCCTGGGCTGCTATGACAATGCGGCTATCACCGCATTAGGTAAAATCTGTGCAGATCGCCTGATTGATGGCTTCTTTGATGTCAAACCGACATTAAGGTACGCAGAAGCACTAACAGCTGTTGAGGGTACCGGTTTACTTGGTACCGATTATGTAAGCTGTTCTGTCTATCACTACCCGTTCTCCTGCAAAGACAAATGGACCCAATCCCGTGTGGTCTTCGGTCTGTCTGGCGCGGCGTATGCGGCGAAAGCTCGTGGCGTCAAGAAAAACTCTGATGTCGGCGGTTGGCATTACTCACCGGCTGGTGAAGAACGTGCCGTCATTGCTCGTGCGTCAATTCAACCGCTGTATCCGGAAGATACCCCGGACGAAGAAGCAATGGTCAAGGGCCGTCTCAATAAAGTATCTGTTGGCACCTCTGGCCAGATGATCATCGACGATGCTTTAACTTGCTGCACGCAGGATAACTATCTGCACTTCCAGCACGTCCCATCCCTGATGAATGCAATCAGCCGTTTCTTTGTCCAGTTAGCCCGACAGATGAAGCATAGCCCGGACGGTATTACTGCGGCTGGCCTGACTAAAGGGATGACCAAACTTTTAGATCGCTTTGTCGCCTCCGGCGCTCTGGTGGCTCCTCGTGATCCCGATGCTGACGGTACAGAACCGTATGTGCTGAAAGTTACGCAGGCGGAATTCGATAAATGGGAAGTAGTCTGGGCCTGCTGCCCGACTGGCGTAGCCCGTCGTATCCAGGGCGTACCGCTGCTTATTAAGTAAGGGAATACAATGAGCAAAAACTTTTTTCAATCCGGGGCATTTTTGGGGAATGGACTGTCCCGTTTCGCTTTGAACTCTGATCCTGTGCAGCTGATGGAGTCTGCCCGAGCAAGCGCCGAACCGCCAACAGATCCGGTTATTAATAATAATCCGGAACCGGCGGCACAGACTAACGATAACGTTCCATCTGCCCCGGCTCCAGAGCAAATCCTGGAAGGGAAAGACGGTAAAGAATGGACCGTCGAACAGGCGCACCAGATGATTCTGGAAGCTGCAAATCGAAGTGCTATGCAGAATGCGTTGAGTGATGCGGCCGACGCCGTTTTCTCCTGGGCTGATAGCGGTGATCTGACTTTCGACTCCCTTGATGGTTTCGTTCAGGCTATCGCTGGTATCTCTGATGACGACGACTCCGAAGTTACAGAAGAACAGGACGATGCCTATAACGAAGCATGGGCAAATGTTGCTGACTTCCTCGCAGCATGCGGTGTAGATGATGACCTGATCGAAGCACTGGCTGACGATGAAGACGACGACGCAGCTGCTGATGTTGGTGCCTCTATCGCTGGTTTAGATAGCGACGACCGTGATGAACTGGAAGCGGCGTTTGTTGTTGCTGGCACTTCTGATGAAATGCTGACTGAAGCATTTAAGAAGGTTGTTCGTAACGGTGAGATCAAACTCATCCGTAAACGCCTGCGGAAAAAACGTCTGACTGCGGCTCAAAAATCGGCGCTGAAAAAAGCGCGTCGAAAAGCCCAGACCGGCGCGGCAAAACTTGCCCGCAAAAAGTCAATGAAACTGCGCCGTAAGCGCCTTGGCTAAAGGAGGAGGCCGGAGAACTCCGGCCTTTAACTTGAATGGCACCTATACCTTATGGGGTTTACAGCCAGGCTGATGGTGTATCGCCATTTCTGAAAGTTACTTTAACGAACTCTCAGTACCAGGTTACCGGATATATCAGCCAGGGGGCAGCAATGAACATGGCCCAGAATTGGGAAGCGCCGTTTACCGGTATGTCCATGGGGTCTGTTGCTGGTGCTTTCAGTGGTTTTGCGCAGGTTGGTACTGAAACAACGTCGGTGGCCCGTTGGAACAGCTTAATGGTTTGGGAGGGGGGAACACCGCCGACTTTCACGCTGCCAGTAACTTTCATCGCTTTGTTTGACCCATTCACGGAGGTTTCAGGAGCTATCGCCGCATTGTCAGCGATGATTAGCCCGGAACTTAAAGATGCCAGTATTGGTGGTCGAATCCCGGAGCGTGTGACGCTAAACATTGGTCGCCGGATCAACATCATTGATGTCGCTATCCAGGACATAAGTTTCGATCTCGATGCACCCAGGGACAGCAATGGGCATTTCCTGAAAAACACCGTCAACCTCCAGTTGACCGGTTCTTCGATATATAACAGCTCCGATATTGTTCGGGCGTTCCAGTAAAAGGATTTTATATGGGGCACAATAACACTAAGGGAAACCGTAAATTTATTAAGGGCCGCTATACTGCCAACGCGGCCAAAGGCGAACGACTGGTATCTTCTGAATTCCAGCTCACTTTTGCAGGCCATGAAGATATCAGCGTACTGGTTCGCACGTCGCAAATTCCTGAAATGACCCGCGAGGATGTGGAGGACTATGGTCCGAATGGTGTGAAGTTCAACCAGCACGGTCCAATTCGAAACTCTGGGGAAATCCAGGTCCAGTGCGTGGAGACTATCGAAGGCGATATTCTTCAGTTCATTAAAGATCGCATTGCGGCGAAGGACTATGTTGATATCACGATGGCTGCGACCCCTGAATCCAAATCTTCCGGGGTTAACGCTGTGACAAAAGCTGCTACAACAATTGAAATGTTGGACTGCAAAATCTACAGTGATGCAATCGACTTTAGTACCGAAGATGTGACTGCCGCTGTGCGCCCGTCACTTCGTATCGTTTACAACTGGATTGAGTGGGATTAAGAGTCATCCCTTGTATTTTAAAGCTCCTTCGGGAGCTTTTTTGTGCTTAAATTATGCCGGTATAGATAGATTTTGAGCATGTTATGGAAATTGATTTTTCATACTCTCCTGAGACGATAGAAAGAAGATTCGAAATAATTGGATGCATAACTATTTCAGATGAGCATTATTGGGTTCTCTATGATGCCAATACATGGTTATGTGCCTTAGCAGAATGTCAGCCATCGTTATGTGTAGGGGAGGGGGCTTTTCGACATAAGGTGCTGGCTACACTTGAAGTGAACACGTTACGATATTGGTGTGTAGAAATACTTAGTGATAACAAAGAATTGCATTTATTATTGCTGAATAAGTGTGCTTCTCTGCGCAGAAAAGCATGAGAAAACCCAACCGCTCTCCAGGAATTATCAGAAGAATATATGCGGAAAGTTATAGCTAGCTATTGAAAAGCTAAAGTAGATCGGTTAGATTTGCCTTACTCATCTACCATGTGTAGAAAGAGCGATCGAACCCGATACATAGCAATATGTGTCGGGTTCAGCTTTTTTATGTCCCAAGTGCTCTTTTTCTGCTTTGTTTGAGTGTTCTGATTTTACTGTCATAGGTTACAACATAGGCTGTTTTGAGAAGCCAATAGTCTCTACGTGCGGATAGCACAACAACGTAGTTTTCACACTCATTCCAGATTACCCACTCTTCAGTTGGTCCTCGTCTTTCAGACCAACATGATATATCGCAATGGTTATAATTCCTTATCATATGCGCGATCCAGCGAATTCGCTTGCACCGTTCAAGATCGGGTATACGTTCTTCTTCTTTTTTTCCCTCTGATACTAAATGCCAAAATCCGAACTCTTTCCCATCATATTCCGGTGAATAACGTAATCGAACAGGGAGACCCTTAAACGTTATATTAGAGATTAAAATGTCTTCTCTGACAACATCATATACATCGTCTATATACTCTTGCCAACTTCCATTGAAGTACAATAAATCTGGCATTTGAAGCATCAGCGAGCCTCCCACACGAAAATATTAAATTTACTTTCTGTTGGAAGAGTGCTTTTTAGTAACTCCCTGTTTGTATGTGATTTTATCCTGTTTATGACTTGGATTTTTCCCGCGTTGCTATTCATTCCTCGATGAACGTAGCCTAACGCACCAATGAAAAGATCCGTTAGCTGCAATTGTTGCACTTCATGAGATCGTATATGTTGAATTCTGTTTATCGACTCATGATTGTAATCATAGCGATCATTGTGAAGAACCCCTCTTAATTTCTCAATTTTTTCAATACCTAAAGTATCTTTTATATCTAGGTAGATATTGTATGTGTTGTTACTTTCTATTATGTTTTTTAAGACATAAAAAAACATCTTATAATAGAAAGTATTATGATCTTGATGGAATCGAGCATGGTCCAGTTGCTCTTTATCAGGAACAACAACACCTCTAAAGCGCAATGCTGGGTTGCTGAAGAAGTAATCTACGACATCTAAGTAAAATTCAACTTTGGACGCAGATACTTTAGTCCACTTGATTTCGAAATCAGGTTTTAGATTGTGTTTTAATTTTAATTCCTTGATGTCTCTAGCAATTTTTTTTGTGATAGAGCCAGGACACCAAAGTGCACCCAATACCATGACTTTATTATGATCATTTAGTAGGTGACAGGATTCATCGCAGAATACATTAAATGTTCTTCGGTTCAACATGTTAACTCCACTTATTGTTAGGTAGAATTGTCCGTTAGTTGTTTATTAATTGCAATAAAGGGACGTCCAGATTTGACAACTATGTCCTCTTACCAGGACACCTATGAGTTTGCCTCATGGCAAACTAGAGGTGTTGAAAGTATGCATGGTTATAATTAGAGCAATTCATTACCCTCTGAATCCTGCCGGTATACCCCATTGTTCGTTATCTTTATTTTTGGCTAAAACCGCATTAAGAGCTTCGTTTACCGTCATGCAATGCGGCAGATTATCGAAGTTTGATATCCCGCCAATATCAGGAGAACGCTTGTTCTTCAGGAAAGCATATTTCCGCGAAGCCGCCTCTACTTTCTGCTTGAACTCATGTTTTTGAGCGCGTTTTTTGGATAACCGCAGATTGTCTGCCTTTGCTTTTGCCTCAGCGATCCAGGAAGTCAAATTTTTGAGCCTGGTCGTTCCGGCACCGCCGGAAACTGATCTTTTTGTTTTTTTAATTTGTGACTTCTTATTCTTTATTGCCACGTCATCCTGACAGGGGGAGGGGGTATCATTTTGACATGGGGGTGTGGATAAAAAATTAAATAAAGCCAATGTCTTAGCGAGAACAGCTTTAACCTTGGTTGCCGCTGAAGAGATCTTTAATTTGCTTTCAATCAGCGCATTTTTGGCTTGTTGTGCGAAGGCCAAAAAGGATGGTGTAAACCGGTACAGGTTAGCGCGACGTTCATGGTGATCGCCGATAACAATCTCTACAGACAGAATTCCTTTGTTTACAGCTTCACGGAATGCACGAACGACGGTTGATTGGCTATAACCAGTTTCTGCCGCGATCAGGCGGTGAGGCTTGTGAATGAAGTATTCACTGGTTGTTGCCGCTAGATTTGCACATTGCGACAGGATATGCCCGGCGCTACGGGATAGACCGGAGTGTGTTACAAAGCAGGCCAATTCATAGCCAGAAAAAGTAAAATCGCTCATCGTTATACAGCTCAGGAAAGTGACTTTAGCCAGCATTACAATGCTGGTGGTTCTTACTACGTCTGTTAGCGCGTTGCCGCGACAGGTACCAGCACACCAGCATCAAGCAATCGCTTCATCAGCCACTGCTGACCTTTGCCGGTTATACGAGTCGTGAAAGAAATCCTGCTTCCATTGCTTGTATCGATCACGGTTTCTTTAAGGGTGAAATACCCACGGGATATGTATTCTTGTTTGGGGACGTTCCTGCGTTCACCGGTTGCGATCAGAATTCCGTTATCACGCAACCAGGTGAAGAGATAGTTTTGGCCCAGGCCGAGCACTTTGGCATAGTTGCCGATTAGAACCCCGCTAGCGGTAGCAACGCGTTCGGCGAATTCGACTTTAGGTGCATCCATAAGCATTTTTTGCTCCAGCCGTTGCTTTTGCTCTGCCAGGTCGGCAGCCAAACGGAGAGCTTCAGGGAGACTCTGCGGAATAGCTGGTTGTAATCTTCCGGCTCGATAGTCGATAAATGTCTGGTTTACCTTCAGCCGAAATGCGGGAGAAATCCAGCCTGCGTACTCCACAGCGAGCAATTCATGGGCAAAAGTGCCGCCGCCACGGCCTTCGAACGAAACTATGCAATTCTGCATAGTTTCTTTTTCAAGCTCTTCGATGAGCTGTTTGGCTGACAGCGTTCTTAGCCATTGAGCTGGCGCTTTATGGGCACCGAGTCCGCTCGCTCTGTGTAGAGCATTAAGGTTGTAACGGCCAGCGCAGTCGGTCGTAATTTCAACACCACAAATAACAGGCAGAGTGGTTGAAGGATCGACATTTTGATGAAGGTTTGATATATTCATATCCGCATTGAATGTTTGTTGCATTTTTTCTCCAAATTTGCATCAACCTTCAATCACCAGCTCGAAATGGTGATTCTTTGCACTTAGAAAACGAAATTTATTAGAGCAAATTTTTCTGACTCGATCCAGATCGGGTTGGACGATCTGCTCAGAAACCTGCCAGTTAGCTGGCAGGTTTTTTCTTTTGTTAACCTATTGCTACTGGTTTTAACAAACCAGCATCAAGTAGCTTGCGAGTTAACCACTGCTGGCCTTTACCCGTTAATTGGGGCGTCAGCCGTATCTGGTAGCCATTTTCATCATCCAGCACCACTTCTTTCACCGTGAAATACCCGGCGTTGATGTACTGTTGGCGCGGTACGTTTTTGCGCGCTCCAAAAGCCATGAGAATGCCGTTCTGGCGCAACCATGAGAAAAGGGCGTTTTGCTTAAGTCCAACGACCTTTGCAAAGTTCCCGATCAGGATTCCATTGGCCACTGATACCCGGTCGGCAAAATCGACTTTAGGGGCTGCGGCCACCAGCTGTTGTTCCAACTGCATTTTCTGTTCTGCTAACTCGGCAGCCAGGCGTAGGGCTTCTGGTAATGTCTGGGGGATCGATGGGGTAGGGGAGTTTGCCTGCTGTAACTCTTCCAGTTTGTCGATCAGCGAACGGCGGACCGCTTTTGACTCGCGCGCGGCAACTCGCAGGGCTTGTTTGTAGGTCATGGTTATAATATCTATTTCTGCGCCGTTTTTTTGACCTACGAAAATTTCGTAGGTTTCTCCTTCAAGCTCATCCTTAACTCTGGCAATGAAATCATTGTTGCGAACTGGTTTTTCGCTACATAATTTCCGTGCCTCATTGACCATCTTCAACAATGTTTGGCTGTCGATTGTGTCTCCGGTGTTTGGGATGACATTCAGGGCTGGTGCTGGCGTAGCTGAAGCAACAGGTGCTGGTTTTTCAACATTTAAATTATTACCGGTCATTCTATGTGCCTCCTTTCTCATTTCTGCTGCCACTGTTGCGTAACGTAGACGTCCTTGTTCAATCAAATAATCCCTGATCTCGGCTATCAGTAGCCTGTTGATCACAGCCTTATCTGTTCGGGTATAAAAACGTCTGGTTATCATGAAATAGTTAGCAATTGCGCCGGGGATCTCCCGTGTCGGCATACAGGCAGTATGCAAGGCGATCGCTTCGACTATTTCATTACGGGTGACGAGAGGTGTTTTCATAAACCCCCCTGAACGTCGGCAGAGAAGGGGAGGCTCCAGTAACTAAGTGAATTGCGCGAGTTAGTTGAAAAACGGGCAGTAAAAATGCAGGGGCCATCAGGCAATTGAGAGCGTGCTTCGTCTTCTGTTGCTGCGATAACGAAGTGATAGTGGTGTTTTTTACAGGAATAGAAACGCCAGATGAATTCTTGGCGTGCGCAAGGATTGGCATTAACCATAGTTACGGCCTCGTAAGTTGATAAACAACCTGCGACCCGCTGCTAAACAGGTGGCAGGACGTGACGGGGTTAGCAGACTGGCACTTACGAAACCAGCAGGCCGAAGCCTCCCCATCACGCCCCACCATAATTCGGGCGTAACGTGGTTTACGGACACAAAAATACCGCAATATCGGAAATCTGCGGTTGTCCGCGTAAGTATTCAGGCTGCTAAACCCGGTCGCAGAATTTGCTACGACGGCGGAACTATAAGCCTGAACGATTAAAAGGTCAATATGATGCGAAAAGATAGCATTCGCGACTTAAAAATACAAATTTATTAGAGCAGATTAGTGTCGTGCAATAGATATATTATTTGTGATGAAAAATAATGCAGAGGGATATTGTAACTTTAAGATGGATATCAATAGTCGATACATAAATTAAGTTAGCAATAAACTATTAACTTAAGAAATAATGCAGATGGTGAACTTGTCTCTGACTTTTCAGCTATACACAATAAGTTAGGGATAGCTTATAAAAAGTTGATTAATTGATATAAGTCAATGGGAGTATTCTTGTTTACTTTTCGTTCTCGTGGTAACTTCTCGCCGGTTTTTGTTTTTCTGGGATGATTCTTATGTCTAAAAAGTATACTTTATGCGCTCTTGTTGTATCTGCAATTCTTCTTTCTGGGTGTCAATCTAGCGGTGCTGATTATGCTGCCGATGTTTATGATACCGCTCAATTGAATTCGAAGCAGGAAACAAAGACAGTCAATATTATCTCTGTGCTTCCAGCTAAAGTGAAAGTTGATAATAAAGCTAATAAAGAAGCGGCACAGACATTTGGTGCGGTACTGGGAGCTGTTGCTGGGGGCGTTGCCGGTTATAATGTTAAAGGCACATCGACACTGGGTGCTGTAGCTGGCGGTACTGGTGGTGCGGCTCTTGGTGCAGCGGCTGGTTCTTTGGTTAGTGATAAAACAATTGTTGAAGGTGTTTCACTGACTTATAAAGAAGGAACTAAGGTGTTCACTTCAACTCAAGTTGGTAAAGCATGCCAGTTTACAACGGGGCTTGCTGTGCTTATTTCAACTAAAGATAATGAAACTCGAATTCAGCCAAATGCTACTTGTCCAGAAAAGAAATAATTTATGAATAAAATTATTTTATTTCTAATCTTTTCTACGTTTAGTGTAGGCACTGCCTTGGCTAACTCGTTGCAAAGTCAAATTGCTGCTATTGCTCAAGCGGAAAATGAAGGGCGAGCTAAAGAGCAGCAAGCTGAGGATGCCAGAAAAGAACTTATTCGCCAACAAGCACAAGCTGAACGTATTAGAAGAGAAAAAGCAGCATCTGCCGCTGCTGCACGCGAAAAACAGCGTGTTGCTGCAGAAAATGAACGTAGAGCGAAACGAGAAGCCGAGCTAGCAAATGACAAGAAGCGAGATCAAGCTTATGAGGATGAGCTTCGCAAGCTGCAACTCGAAAGCATGAAACTCGAACTGCAAGCAAAAGCGGCTCGTGTCCAGCGAGAAAACGATTTTATAGAGCAGGAGTTGAAGGAGAGAGCAGCTAAGACAGATGTAATTCAGTCTGAGGCTGATGCAAATAGAAATATTTCTACAGGAAGTAAAGATTTACTGCAAAGCGAAGGAAAAGCTAGAGAGAAGAAAGCTAGCAGTTGGTGGTAGTAATCACTACGATTGCGAGCATACTGTCACAAATGACAACTCGTAGAATCTGTTAACAAACTAGATTCTACGAGGTTTCAATGACACCACGACAATTACTCGAAGACGTCAAATCCCGCTTCACACCTTTGATTGCGGATGAACCTGCCTTACTGGAATCCCTACTAAGAAAAGCATTGGGAACCTACCAGGATAGGGCGGGACACATCAAGCGGATACGCTTCACTGATCAGACCTGTAAATCACTTGCTTGCCCTGCTGATTTTCTTGCGCTCGTATCGGTTACGGATCATACCGGCGATCTTGTCTACTCCGACGTTTACGATGGGAATATCGAGCTTGAAGATACCCATCGAGCGGTATACCCACTGAATGTGTCATATCTGGCTAATTTGCGTGATATGGATCTGGATAATGGGGAAGTGCCACCTGAAATCATTGGGTTACTTTCTGACTATCTGGAAGTGCTAATCGCAATACCTAACACTGATCGCCTGCGAAGAATATCTATCGCGGGGAAACTCGATGCCAGCAATTTATCCGACGAGAACACGCTGTATCAGCGAAAGCTGGATCTGGAAGAGAAAATGAGCGCAACAAGGGCAATTATCCCGGGAATTGTTCTTTTCTCATCCATGTTGAAGTGAGGGAGCTGATATGGGGCTTAATGTTGCTTCAGTAAAGTCTTATGTATCTTCGGCATTAACGACGACATTATTTGGCTCCGGCGTTGGTGAGCGGGAAGTTGGTAAGCTGACGTCAATCATCATGAACAAAATGCTGTTCGCGCAAGGATGGCAGTTCTCTGTCGAAGTTGATGGTCTGGAGGGGGCAGACTTCTTTGCTAAAGACATTACCTACCACGATTACAGCATCGAATATGAAACGATTAAAATCGGCGGAGGGAATATCCTTCAGCCAACGGAGCGTTCGCCTGGGCAGATAACAATGATGGTCAGGGATACCGTTGATGGCCTCGTTTTGGACTGGTTTAAGACGGCAAAAAGTCGGGTGATCAATCCGGACGGTACCGGGAATATACCGTCTAAATATTTGCTCAATGTGCGTATTTATCGGTTGCTGTCCTCCGGTTTAACCAAACTGGAAAATGAGATGACGGTATTCCCGGTCACTACCGGCGATGTCACCTATGCGCGAGATCAGGTTACTGAATTTAAGTCATTCCCAATGACCTTCGCATTGCACAGCACGTTTAACCAATCCTCAAGTTCTTTGGCTTCCCTTCTGGGCTTTAGCTTTTCTCTTTGAATTAAGGAGCAAGGATGCTTTTACCTCTTTTCCCGCTACCATCGCGGCCAACTGAATTGATCCAGTTCCGTCAGCCAAATATTGCTGATGCGATGCGTTTCAACTCGATAACACCGGAGGAACAAGAACAACAGACAACGGCGTATTTAAAAGCCTTGCTGGCTGAACCCGCGAAACATGATCCCCTGACATGGACGGCGCAGGACCGGATTACCGCGTTATGGTGGATATTTACCGGCTCCCGTGAAACACCGGTCGAGACATTCACCTACACCTGTAAACATTGCGGTAAAGAGCATTATTACGATTGCGATATGAATGCTCTGGCTGAAGATATCCAGGTCCTGGAAGTGGAACCTTTCATTGACGATATTGAGGTGTCTGTAGAGGGAGTACCTTATCAATGGCGTATCGTGCCGCTTGATGGTTGGGCAATGGAAATGCTGGAGATGCGCCGTGCAGCATTGCCACCTGAAGACGACGCGGAATTCAAAGAAGCGATCGTTGATTTGCGTTTTTGGGAATTCGCTTATCAGTGTGAGCTTTATAACGATGTTAGCGGTACTCGTGAAGATCAGGCTGAGCGTCGTTATGAAACGATTAAACGGATGGCCATTGATACTGAATTTATGAAGCTGGCGGCACACATCCGACTGGCTCATGAAAAGCTCGAGCATGGTTTACCGTGCTACATCGATAAAGGTGAAATGCGTCTTCGTCTCCCGCCGCATAAATGCCCAAATCAGGATAAAAAGGAGTCCACAGAGGGTGCATATACCCGTCTGTGGGTGCCCTTTCGGGCTACCGACTTCATTCCACAGGTGGGGATTGAAAAGCTATCAGACCTTAGTGTCCAACCTGGTTTTGTATGGGGGTATACCGATTCAGGACGCTGAAAGGCTTACTGAATCCTATGCGTTTTTCCTGTTGGAGAAACTGGAAGAAAAACTTAAACCGAAACGGTAGGCGATAAGATCATGGAAAGAAAAAACGCCAATATTGACGATATTATAAGGACAGTTGAAACCGCCAGCGCGAAAGAGCTGGAAGAGCTTGCAGGTATTCGGGAAGCTGTTGAAGATTTGAAAGGGGAACGAGTTGCAACTGTTGACCCAGTATCTCGCAGTGTGTCGGCATTAAATCGCACAATCGAAAATTCACGTCCTGACTTTGTGACCAATGCGCCATCAGTGGACCCTATTGTTGACGCAATAAAACGGCTTAATTTAGGGGACGTTTCTCGTATACGGGAGGACAAAGTCACTAACCGTGAACAGCAGGCTGCACCAACAGCGCACAATCCCCCAAATAGACGAAGAGAGGCAATAACAGAGGATGTTAAAGCACAGCGGTTAGAAACGGTCAAACTCGCTCGTGATTTGAAAGGGGAACGCGTTGCAACGGTTGACCCAGTATCTCGCAGTGTGTCGGCATTAAATCGAACAATCGAAAATTCCCGGCCAGACTTTGTGGCCAATGTGCCATCAGTAGACCCTATTGTTGACGCAATGAAACGGCTTAATTTAGGGGACGTTTCTCGTGTAGTTCAGGAGGGCATTGCTCAACAGGAACAGCAGGCCAAATCAACTACACCAAAGGGTAAAAAACGACGCAGGAAGGCTATACCAGAGGATATAAAGGCACAACGGACCGAAGCAGCCGAACACGCTCGCGAAATGTTCGATCAAAAAGGCGGTGCGCAAAAAAGCCAAAACCAACGCGATGCGCGTGGTCGTTTTATTGGAAAGTTAGGGAGTAAGGCCGCAACGGAAGATGCCCGTGCTGAACGTGCTGAAAAGGCCAGGCGCAAAGAGGATGATGAGCGTCTAAATGCTGAATCAGGTTTATTAAAAAAACTGTCAAAAGTAGCTGAAGGCATAGGTAACCCTTCAGAGACTCGTGCCGTTGATGCGTTAGGTTATGCCGTTGCTGGTCCATTGTGGGCAGCAGGGAAGGAGCTTGGCGGGATATCAAAAGAAGTTGGTGGATCGCTTAATGGTGCCAGAAAGTCTATTGCCGATGTGATTCGTGGCAATGACGATAACAGCCGTAGAAAAGGTTTTTTTAGGCGTAAATCGCAAAATAGTGCCGATGTCGTTCAGGTTAACACCCAAAAACGGACAGTTCAGGAACTTCAGGAGCAGACCAGCGAAATTAAAGAGGGCAATGACAAGATTCTCAGCGCCCTTGATCAGATAGCCAAAAACACCGGGAAAAAGAAGGGCGGCTTGCTGTCCAAACTATTTAGCCTGTTAGGGAAGGGGGCCGGTGGCGTCGCGTCGTTGTTAATGGGGCGTGGCATGCTGAAAAAAGCTGGAGCACTCGCTTTTGGCGCTCTGGGGGCAAAGAAACTTGTAGGAATGCTACGCGGTGGTGGCAAGAAGACTATCGCCCATGAAGGTGGAGATTTGGCTGCCCGGGCAGCAGGTAAACTTGGATTAAAGGCAGTTGGTAAAGGGGCGTTACGCGCAATTCCCTTAGTCGGCACAGTGGCTGGAGGTATTTATGATGCGGTAACCGGTTGGAATGATACAGAAGCGCAACGTCGAGCGTTTGGGCTTAAATCAGGACAAGATCCATCATTCCAGCAAAAAGCCGCTTATACGTTAGCCAATGTTCTTGATATGGGGGGACTGGTATCTGGTATTAGCAGCGCCATTGGTGAGGTTCTCAAATCACTTGGATTTGAGGATATCGGCAATATGTTGCAATCATTTTCGACGGAAAGTATTGCCCAGGCCATTGATAGTGGGATTACCAACTTAGAAACATATATTTCTAACCTTGGCGACACCATTTCTACCAAGTTCGAAGATTACACAGCAAAGATTGGTGATGCTGTTTCAGCATGGTTTAGCGATACATCTAATAAGCTGCTTGAAAAGCTGGATGCCATCAAAGACTTCTTTACTGTTGATAACCTGAAACAGGTTTTCAGTGATGCAATTGATAGTGCAATTGATTTCATTAAGAACCCAGGGAAACACATTAAAGAGGCGGCTGGTAATATTTGGGATGGGGTTAAAAATTTACCTGGTAAAGCATTAGATGCAGCGGTTGATGCCGTTAAAAATACCCCTGCGGCAATGATTGTATCAAAAATACCCAATCCGATCGGCGAGGCTAATGCGAAAGAAATCACTCCAGAGTTAAAAGCTCCGGTTAATAGCGAGGCTAATGCGAAAGAAATCGCTCCAGAGTTAAAAGCTCCGGTTAATAGCCACCAGGAGACATCTGATTCTAAAACTGAATCCGATGCCAAACAGACTAATATTGCTACCCGCGTGATAAATGCGGCACTGGACACAGCGAAAGATAGCAATAAAACAGTTAAACAAACTGCCAATCAGATTATCAATGCAAATGCCGTAGAAACGGGCAATAGCGCGTTGCAGAAAATTGATAAAGCTATTGGTCAAAATAGCTCGTCATCATCCTCGCTTAATACCACTGGCACCAGGAATGACATTCAGAAAGCTGCGGATACCTACAATAATGGCAACTTGTATGTAAAAGTCGGAAGTCTTGGCGCTGAAGGTAAGGCAAATCTCGATAAGTTGGCTCCGTATTTTGCTGAACTAGAGAATAAATATGGCCTTCCTGAAGGTACTCTTTACGCGATTGCTGCAACTGAATCTGGTGGTAATCCGTATGCAAAATCCCAAACCGGTGCTCTGGGAATGTTTCAGTTCACGGGGATTGCTCGTGAAGAGACTGGCTTAGCTGAAGGTGAATCGTTTGATCCTGTGAAATCGGCAGAAGCTGCGGCTCTTCTCATGAGCAAGTATCTGAAGCAAGCCAATGGAGACTTAAACGAGGCCATCACTGCATATAACGCTGGGTTTGGCACTATCAATAAGTGGAAAAAAGGCACAGGTGACTTATCGAAAGAAAACCGTGAGTACGCGATCAAGGTCAATACTCATCGTGCTCGCTATTTAGGTGGTGAAATCTATACACCTGGAGCAGGAGCACAGGGTGGGGCGCAATATGGAGTGAGGGGACCACTGCCTGATAACGCTGTTATCGATCAGTCTACTGGCCTGGCGTTTACCCCTGGTGATAGCCCGTTTGAGAAAGGCGGTCTGGTAGACAAAATCGGCAATGCTGTTGGCGTTAACGATCTGGTCAACAAATTCATGAATGGCCGGGGTATGCGTCGGGAAGTCGTTCAGGGAACGCTCGAAGAACGTGCACGAGGGAAGGGGACCGCAACAGCAGCTGGCAATGTGTATGTTGATACTCCGATGCCAGTTGAAGAGGTGCGTCCGGTGGCCAGCAACTCAAGTTACTTTGACCAACTCGGCGCACAAATGGGGATTGATGGACTATTCGATAAACTCCGCAACTCGCCGGGGATGCGGAAAAATAATGCGACTGAACCAGCCTCCACGTCCAAGGTGACGACTGCCGCCAACGATTTGCAGCAACCAACCGGTCGTATGCAGATAGACGGGCAGGTTATTAGTGACCTTGGCGGTTCCGGTGCCAAGCCGACAATGCAGTTGGCTGATAATACCGTTTCACTTGATGGTGAAACGAAGCGGCTGTTTGCGCAGATGACCTCATTGCTTGCCAGGATTGAAGAGCACACCAAAGACTCGGCGAAAGGCCAGGGAACTGTCGTAAAGGTCAGCACGCCTCAGCCGGGCGTTATGCGCACGGTACCACTGTCAATTGATGATCCGTTGATGAATGACTACGCGAGAGTTGATTGATGGCCAACAATAACGAAATTGATCCTTTGCTGACGCTGGAGTTATCCGGCGTAAAAACGTATGAGTCCCAGGAGGAGGCCTGGGGCGCTCGTTTATATGAGTGGCTAAACACTTATCAGGGTGAGGTATACGGAGATCCGTCATGGGGCAATGTTTTACCGCAGTTTAAACACGAACCGACCAACTTGTCGCATGTTCAAATTGCGGTTGAGGCAATGCTGTTGCAAAAACTGACGGTAGATTTACCTGACATACCGATTTCTGGCTTGTCAGTAGCCGAGGGAGATGCTTTTGATAAGTTGAAAATATCCATTCGTATCAGGGATATAACTATCACACAGGACGTGGTGCTATGAGTAAAACAACACCGACTAAAGACAGTATTCGTGCAGAGTTTGAAGAGCTTGTCGAGAAAGATTCATTCTGGTCGAAGTTTGTCGGCTCTCAATTTGTCTCGATGCTGACATTGTTTATTACCCAGATTGTCTACAGGTGCTTTCAGTATGCCGATGCGGCGCTGGCTGAAGGCTTTATATCGACCGCGACGCGGCGTTCCTCTATCCTGGCAGCGGCAGAAACGAATAGTTACGTTGGTACCAAGCCAACACCGTCATCGGGGATGATTGAGATCACCGCCACAAGTGAAGATGCCCCAGCGGTAATCCCCAAAAACATGCCTTTAATATCTGACGACCAGTACCCTTACATGACTATGGATGTATGCAGGTTGGTTGACGGCACCGGTACGGTAGAAGTGGCACAGTTGGAAATCCAGGAGGTGACATATACCGTTACGGCAGCCAAAGAATTTCTGGAAGTCGTGTTATCAAAGGCTCTTACTGCTGTCTGCTATAAGCTGGAAGTATTCGTGACGACCGATGGTAAGACCACGCAGTGGTCTTCCAGCACTATGTTCCGGTTAGCCGGTAGTAAAAGCCAGGTCTACGTTGAGTTTTATAAACCATCCGAGCAGTTGGGGGTTCGATTCGGCGATGGGCTAATTGGGCAAATACCGCCAGAAGGTTCGACAATTACGCTTAAGGTATGGTGCACCAACGGCGATATAACCCTGGTTGCTGGCCAAAACCTGACGCCTGTCGATTCTGCGGCTAATTTAGCTAATTTGATTTCAGTTAAGACAACGACACCTATAACCGCAGGTACCGATGCTGAAACAACGGAGATCACACGTAACCGTGCACAATATTACCTTGCCTATGATGATCAGGTCGTATGGGGCGGGGACTATACGTATTTTCTGGTTCGTAACATCCCGGGGCTGTCCTGGGTAAAGGCATGGGGCGAAGGCCAGCAAGAGAAATTAGATGGTGCTTATAATGTTCAGAATATCAATAAGATATTTATTTCAGGATGGCATCCAAATAAAAGCCAGTCAGAGCTTGAAGAAATGATCCTGACTGCCTTTAAGAAGGTACCGAATGAACTGAACAAGAAATTCTCTTATAAAGAGGTCAGAAAACTACCATTTAAGATAACCATCACCGGGCGGATATCGGCAAGCCTGACTATTGAGAACGTGACTGATGAGTTGAAGTCGGCACTGGAAACAAAATTTGGGCGCGACTCAAATTTCTTTGATCCGAACGGTGTCGGCAAGTACATCCTGATCAAGAAAAAAGACGTTTGGGCATTTATCGAAACGCTGGGTTATTTCCGCGACTTTTATCTGGAATTTGTCGAGTGGAATGAGTCCAACGGCTTTTACGATTTCGTTTATCTGGATACAGAAAACTCCACCTTTAATATTTCGTATGAGGAGGAGTGATGCAACGTTCCTGGTTTAATAATCGGCTTACATCAGCTAAGCAAAAGTCATTGCTCTATAAATCATTGGCTGATTTGGTTCAGTCAATGATGGACACCTTTGTTGACCCATGGTTGGAGCGAATTACCAACCGGAAGTCTATTTTTTCCATGAGCAAGGAGGATCTGGAGACCAGGACAAATGAACTTGGCCAGTTCTTTACTATCAGAACCTCAAACTCATCTTCCGTTCCGATGTTGTTACAACAGCGGCTTGATGAGATTCACTTTAAGGGGACTGAACGCCCTATAAACCAGACAATTTACCGCGAATTTAATGGTATTTCTGTTTTATGGGATCCGATATATGCACCGGTGGACCTTGAACGTCATCCCTATGGCACAGTTCTAATACCAGAAAGCACACTGGAAACTACCGGCGGCACATTCGGCGAGATGTTTCTGACTTCCAGAGGGATGATCAGTATTCCCATAAACGACCTGGCCCGGACAATGGGTATTACTGGCACGATAGATCAGTCCGCAATTACAGAAGAAATTCTCAGAAAGTTTAATCAGTTCGTAAAGCCTCTACTGCCACTGCATATAGTGTTTGATGGGCTTACGCTCTATTTGTCGGTTGTTGTGAATGAACAGGCCGACATGATCACTTTGAACGAGATTTCTGATACCGAAAAAGCGTACTGCTGGTTTGAAACTTCGGATACAACTTCGCTTACTGGAGTTACGTCGATTAGCGCCCCGATCACCGCAACGCCTGGTGGCACTATTGTGAAAGCGACACCTACGTTTGATCGCACACGCGCAGATGATTTGTTGCTGGATAGCGACGCCTGACAATCACCCCGTCCGCAGGGCGGGGTGACAAGTTACTTCTCTTACAATGAGGCTTCACAACATTGATTAGGGAAAATCATGTCTGACGTCTCAACAAACCTCTATAAGAGTCAGTTGTTGGACTATTACTATCAGCGGCGCGCTGAATCGTCCATTAACAAAGGCTCTCGATTTTTAATCAGCAAGGCCGTTTTCGGTACCAGTTCACTGGTTACTAAGAAAGGAGATGGCACTTATGAGATTGGAGAACTGCCAAAGGCTTTCGATCTGGCAGAACTGACCAGTAAATTTTGCACCATCAACCTCGTCCCAACCTACTCAGGCGGGATAATTACTGTCCGAATGGACCTTGATCAAAGCCAGTTGCAGAAAGGGAAAAACTACCCATTCAACACTCTGGTTGTTCTGGATAACGAGAACAAGCCAATCGCCATTATTTGTGTCCAGGAAGACTCGCTGTATGTGGGCAAAACATATACCGCAGTTATGGCCATAAACACGACTACAGCATAAGGATATGCTTGATGAATGACGTTACAGTTGTCACATCGGTTACTTACCCATCACCCGAGTCGTTGGCTCTGGTGGCTGATGTGCAATACCACGAACCATATCTGTCAGCCGCGCTAAACCGAAAATTCAGGGGAATTGTTGACCCTGGATTTTATGCCGGTTTTTTTCCTAAGCCTGGCGGTGGGATGAACCTGTTAATCACCTCAGTGGATGGTGATAAAACCGCTGGCGCGGCGTCAGTGAATATTGGTGAATTCTACCAGGTAACTATTCAGCAGCGTAAGGATATTTCTCTTGCACTTAGCGCAGGTAAGAAATATGCAATTGTGCTGAAGGGAAGATACCTCCTTGGAGAAGATTCTTATCAGGTTAATACCGCGTCACATATTCATGCGGCTGAATTTGTTGCCAGAACCTATACCGATTCATATCAGTTAGGAGATGGGGAACTGCTTGTTTGTACGGTGAATATCCCTGCTGGCGTATCTGCTATTACTAAGGAAATGATAGATGTATCCGACCGCATCGATCTCGCGATAGGCATTGAAATTTCCGACTCTGTAACCAGTACCAGAAGTGATGTCGCTGCAAGTTCGCTGGCGGTTAAAAAAGCCTACGATCTGGCTAAAAGCAAGTATACGGCGCAGGATGCAAGCACAACACAAAAGGGATTAGTTCAGCTCAGTAGCGCAACTAACAGCGACAGCGAAACAATGGCGGCTACCCCTAAAGCCGTTAAGTCTGTAAAAGAGCTGGCTGATACCAAAGCGCCAATAGAAAGCCCGAGTCTGACAGGAACGCCAACCGCGCCGACGGCAGCGCAAGGTACAAACAGCACGCAGATCGCAAATACAGCCTTTGTTAAGGCAGCTATAACGGCACTTATCAACGGTGCACCTGGCACACTGGATACGCTTAAAGAAATAGCTGCTGCGATCAATAACGACCCGAATTTCAGCACAACTATCAACAATGCTCTGGCTCTTAAAGCTCCTTTAGCAAGTCCTGCATTAACGGGAATACCTACTGCGCCTACCGCTGCACAGGGTACGAATAACACGCAGATTGCTACGACCGCTTATGTAAGAGCTGCTATCTCTGCATTGGTCGGCTCATCACCTGAAGCTCTTGATACCCTGAATGAGCTTGCAGCAGCACTGGGCAATGACCCGAACTTTGCGACAACAATGACAAATGCGCTGGCAGGCAAACAGCCTCTGGATGCAACTTTAACCGCGCTTGCTGGTCTTGCGACAGGCGCAAATAAATTGCCGTACTTTACCGGTACAGACACTGTTTCCCAGACTGATTTAACGTCAGTCGGTCGCGATATCCTGGCTAAAACAAGCACACTGGCTGTTATCCAATACCTTGGTTTAAGAGAAATCGGAACCAGCGGCGAAAAGATCCCCCTGTTGAGCACAGCTAATACCTGGAGTTCTCAACAGACTTTCAAAGGTAAGACAGCGTTTTCAGCCGCTGCTACATTTAGTGCCGGGATAGCAGGAGCCATCGAGCCGGAAAAAATTGGCGACCAGACGGTTGATCTTAACAACCTGACCATCAGCTCAGATGTCGGGGCAATTAAATATTATTATTGTCCAACCTTTGGAGGTGGTGCAAATATCACCAACAAGCCTGACGGCGTAAACGGTAACTTTTTGCTCCGTGTAGAGTCGACTCGCAAAGTTTCTGCTTCGGATTATGCGAACATGCAAACGCTGATCAGCAACGACACAAAACGTATATACGTTCGCTTTGTTGTTAATGGAAGCTGGGCAGCGTGGAGTCAGGTTGTTGTTTCCGGATGGGGTCAGGATGTAAGTGTTAAGTCTCTTAGTGCCGTGGCTCTTAGTGGATCTTTGACAGGTAATGCATCCACCGCCACAAAACTGCAAACAGCACGCACAATCGGCGGAGTGTCGTTCGATGGTAGTGCCAATATCGACCTGCCGGGCGTGAATAAAGCAGGTAATCAGAGCACTACCGGCAATGCTGCAACCGCTACGAAACTGCAAACAGCCCGCACAATCAACGGTGTTAAGTTTGATGGTTCTGCGAACATTTCGATACCAACAATTACGTCCAGAGGGCGTGTTACTGCGCTCACCGATACAACACAAGGTGCTGCTACTGGATTGCAGATGTATGAGGCGTACAACAATAGCTACCCGACCGCGTATGGCAACGTATTGCACATGAAAGGTGCGAGTGCTGCTGGTGAGGGCGAGTTGCTTATTGGCTGGAGTGGTACGAGCGGTGCACATGCGCCGGTTTTCATTCGCTCCCGAAGAGATCACACTGATGCGGCATGGTCAGCGTGGGCGCAGGTATATACATCAAGGGACTCCATTCCTGGTGTGAATGCCACTGGCAATCAGAATACAACTGGCAATGCAGCAACTGCTACAAAACTACAGACGGCAAGAACTATCGGCGGAGTTAGCTTTGATGGTACTGCGAATATTAATTTACCTGGTGTTAACGTTGCGGGTAATCAGAATACATCCGGTAACGCGGCTACAGCGACCAAGTTACAAACCGCTAGAACTATAAATGGGGTGTCGTTTGACGGTTCTAAAAACATTGAGCTAACTCCAAGGTCTATAGGCACGATCAACTCAATAACAATGTCTTTTAGTGGTGGTGCTGGATGGTTCAAGCTGGCAACTGTAACCATGCCACAGGCCAGTTCCGTGGTTTACATAAGCCTGATTGGTAGTTCTGGATATAATGTTAACTCCCCTATGCAGGCTGGTATATCTGAACTTGTTCTTCGTGCGGGAAATGGGAATCCAAAAGGTCTTACTGGTGCGTTATGGCGACGGACATCGGTTGGATTTACTAATTTTGCATGGGTGAATACATCCGGTGATACCTATGATGTTTATGTTGAAATAGGTAATTTCGCCACGGGTGTAAATATCCAGTGGGATTATACCAGTAACGCCAGCGTAACGATTCATACATCACCATCTTATACAGCGAATAAACCAACAGGCCTGACAGATGGAACTGTATATGTAATTTACAGTTCGCACATTAAACCGACCGCCACGGATGTCGGCGCATTACCAATAACCGGAGGAAATCTCAACGGCGGTTTAACGGCTACTGGTGAGATCATTTCAAAATCGGCGAATGGTCTGCGTATTGCCTACGGAAACTACGGATTCTTTATCCGAAACGATGGTTCAAACACATATTTCATGTTGACCAATTCGGGTAACAGCCTGGGAACCTATAATAATTTAAGGCCGCTTATCATTAACAATGCCAATGGTACTGTTACGATCGGTAATGGACTCAATGTTACTGGCGGCATCAATGGTAGTTTGAACGGTAATGCTGCAACTGCAACAAAACTGCAAACAGCACGCACAATAGGCGGAGTGTCATTCGATGGTAGTGCCAATATCGACCTGCCAGGTGTGAATAAAGCAGGTAATCAGAGCACTACTGGCAATGCTGCAACTGCAACAAAACTGCAAACAGCACGCACAATCGGCGGAGTGTCGTTCGATGGTAGTGCCAATATCGACCTGCCGGGCGTGAATAAAACAGGTAATCAGAGCACTACCGGTAATGCAGCTACGGCTACCAAATTGCTAACAGCGCGTACCATTAATGGGGTTTCATTTGACGGTTCTGCGAATATTTCACTGTCACCAGCAAATATTGGTTGCCCGGCATCTCCTACTGGTTGGTTAAAAACAGGTAATAACGGTGAGTCAATAACGACAGCTCAGTTAGTTACTTTGTTGCAAAATAATGGGGCATTCAATACGAAAGCATGGTTCGCTCGTTGTGCATGGTCGTATGCAACTAGTGCATCCATACCAGACAGTGAAACTGGTTGTGGCATTATTCCACTGGCGGGTGCTGTGATAGAAGTATTCAGCAATAATACCGACAATTACACTATTCGAATAACAACAGCCACGACGACAAGTGTCTCTGGTGCACTCACTAATGCGGAGTTTATCTATGTGTTTAACGTGTCTGGCAGCACAAGTTATTCACCTGGATGGCGCAGAGCGTATAACACTAAAAATAAACCTACTACTACTGACCTTGGCTTGAGCGATGAAAGTGGATACGTTGGGCGCCTGATAAGCACTAGGGTTTTCACGTCATCAGGTACGTACATCCCGACGCCAGGAACAAAACGGCTCAGGGTCACAATAACGGGCGGCGGTGGCGGAGGGGGCGGCTGCAAGGCTACATCCAATAATGAAACGTTTTTCGGTGCTGGCGGTGGGGCCGGTGGAACAATAATTTCAATAATGACCCCGACACAGAATAGTTATCCAGTCACTATCGGCGCAGGTGGGGCCGGTGGTGTTAGTGCGACGAACGGCACCAGGGGCGGGAATAGCGTATTCGCATCGTTAATTGCTCCTGGTGGCGCAGGCGGCGGGAAAGTGGGTGTTACAAACACAAACGGCGGTAACGGAGGTGTGCCGAGTACTGGCGATATCCGCATCACTGGTGGAGATGGAGGCGACGGTCAGTCCGGAAATATCAGCGTCAGCGGTGAAGGCGGAACATCGCACTGGGGCGGCGGTGGACGCGCAGGCGCTGGCGGTGGTGTTATCGGTAAAGCATATGGTTCAGGCGGAGGTGGCGCATACGATGCCGGTTATAGCGGAACCAGTATGACGGGCGGGAAAGGTGCTTCAGGGATTTGTATTATCGAGGAGTTTGCATAATGAATACGTCATATGCAGTTATTGAAAATGGGATGGTTGTGAATGTCATTGTCTGGGATGGCGAGGCTGAATTCACAGTGCCGGATAATCAGCAGCTCATTAATATTTCTGATATCAGTGAGCAGCCCGGAATCGGCTGGGTGTATTCAGACGGGGGATTTACTGCGCCACCCACTCCGGAACGTTCTCATGATGAACTGGTAGCTGACGCTGAACAGAAAAAAAAGTCGCTGATTGATACCGCAATGGCTTCCATTAGTCTTATTCAACTGAAATTACAGGCCGGACGGAATCTTACGCAGGCTGAAACCACCCGTCTTAACGCTGTGTTGGATTATATCGATGCGGTGACCGCAACGGATACCAGCACTGCACCAGATGTCAATTGGCCAGCGTTCCCGGAGGCGTAGCCCATTAAAAAAATATCTGGAGCGCTGGAAGTAACGACTGGTTCCAGTGCATCCAGATAAGATGATTACTGTTCATGCTTCAAGAGCGAGCGCATACTGCATCCAGGCCAATCTAACTTTCATTCGACCAGAGTGTCACCTCTCAAAAGCATTTTTTAACTCTGGTCGTTCAGCCTTTTTGCCGCTCGCCTTATCCTCAAAAATTAGCTCACATCCTGCGCTTTCAAGGGCATTTCGTTGCTAAGCAGTGTTTTGTTCATTTGTTGATACGCGTACATAGCCTATTAGCATATTTTCTACTCACTATCGTTATTTATAGCAAGCTGCGGATTTTGATTAACAGAAACCAGTGTGTGTGGAAATCACAAAGTGCATACCGTGCCCCAATGATGTTTTATTGAAAAGCGGGGGTACTTTAATGTTTGATTTAACAATATTTTTTATAACCATCCTTGGAGGCGTGCATTCGTTTCTGAATGGGGTTCGTGAAAAACGTTACGAAGCGTCATGCAGGCAATTGATGGCCGAGTGTATTGCTGCCGTACTTGCAGGCTTTATAGGCATGTATTTCGCGGAATATAAGGGTATGGATGAAAGTCTTCAGAATTGCGTGACTATTATTTGCAGCATCAATAACAAGCTCATTCTTGAAAAGTCACAAAGGATTATCGATTCGTACCTCAATAGAAATGCCTCTTAAGCAACAAATGACCGGTTGAGAAGTTACTTTGCATACCATTACCTCCTGACAACGTAGGAGGGAACTTGTGCTTGACACACAGGAATTAGCTCCAGTTGCTATTGCGTTCCTGCTTTCAGTAATTGGTGGGATAGGCACGTTCCTGATGGATGTCCGAGACGGTCGCCAGTCTGGCAATTTGTTGGGATTGGTTACGGAGATCTTTGTTGCAGTGACAGCTGGCGCGGTGGCGTACCTATTGGGGCAACACGAGGGCTGGGAGTTATCAATTACGTACTTAATGGTAACGATAGCCAGCAATAACGGTCATGAGGTGATTTCAGGGATGAAACGAGTGAATATCGATAGCATTCTGAATGTTCTTACAAGTTTGGTGAAAAAGGGAGGCGGGAAATGATTGGCTGGGGTGTATGCGTTCTTGCGTTAGCCTTAGCCGATCGCTGTTTGCTAAAACGCAAGGACATCACGCATTTAGAACTTGGTGATGTGGAAATTAAACCGGGTTTCATCCGAGTGCCGTTCAAATACCGGTCTAAATTCCCGTTTTTGCGCGGCGCAACGGTCAGATATTGGATCCGCGATGTTCAGAAGCCGACGACAGTGATTGAAGGCGAACAACGTTGTCTGACGTCGGCTGAACAGGGCGAAAACAGTGAATGGTTGTACATACCCACTGAATATATGGGTATAGGAGATCGACTGTGGCATTTCAACGTCATGGTTACGCATGGCGACTCGTTCATTAACCCGTTGTATCGGATTTTCCCTGTTACTCAGCAAATCCGCAGAAGTTACGTAATAAATCTCGCACAGGATGTGTCAGATGACGAAAAATAAGTATGCAACGGTCGATTTTGACCAGGTTAATGAAAAGGGGCTGAAATCCCTTATCGCGGCGATCAATAAAACCGGGGTTACGGTAATTGAGGTTGACTCCAGCAACCGCGCAACAACGAAAGATGGCGTTAAAGTTAAAACCGCAAAGCTGGTTCTTAACGACGGACAAATTCTTGCCATACAGGTAAACGATACTGGCGATATATCGTCTGTGAAACTGAATGGAAAAGCTATTCCTAACGCTCAGTCGCCGGATATCAAGACGCTTGGTACCGTCATGGGACAAGCGGCCCGCAAAAACTCCGCAAAATTCCAGAAATCACTGATCGCCAAAGCGAAGCGTGTTGCCAATCCGGTAGACAAGAAACCGGCAGTTAAATCCAACTTTCAGCGCCTGCAAGAAGCAAAACAGCGGAATGCTCAGGTGGTTGCCGCTTATAAGTCCGCGCAGAATTCGGTGTCTTTCAATCAACAGCAGATCACTGATTTGCGGGCGAAGCTGGATAAGGAGACGGGCCGACTCAATAACGAAAAGGCACGGAATGGCGAACTCAAACGTCGTCTTAAGCAACTGAAAGCAGGAAATTAACATGGAACAGTTCAATATCAATAAAGGGGTGACGATCAAGCCCGGGCTTGACGTGCTTCCCCCGCCAGTGACTGATGATGAATATCGCGCATTAATGGCCGGTGAGGACCGCTATCTGATGACGGAATCCAATACCCTGGAGGAAATCGAGGCTACGTTCTTCTATGACACGCCGATCCACTGGTGTGCTACGGATTTACTGGAGGCGATTAGTTCTACTCGTTTGCAGTTACACCGGACCATGCAGGCATTTGTCCGGGCATTGAACCAGAAGCTGAATGGTACCGGAATCTCTGCGGGGAGTGATAAAACGGGGGATGTGGCCCAGAACGGTGCACGCGCGATCGGCGGTGCTGAAATTGGCCGGGCACGTAACGTTAACGGGCTGCCGGTCCTGCCAGCCATTATTCCGCTCAGTGATGGTCAGACTATCAGCATTTTGTTTCATAGCCCGACAGCGGAAAACCGGATCACCAATAGCGATACGCTGGTTGCTTTCCAGTTCTTACTGAATAAAAAAGACGTTACTCACACCGTTGCTCCGATGAGTGGACGTGATATGACGCTGGCGCAGGTCACCATGAAACTTGCCAACCTTGCAGAGAAAAACTCGGCAAAATTCCAGCGTGCGCAGAAGAAGAAAAAAGCCCTGGTTGATGAAATAACCCAACTACAGGCTGACAGTGACCAGAAAGAGGATGCCATGAGCGACCTCGCGGATCAGGTGGCAGCGGTAGAAGGCCAGAAGGCAGATCTGGAGCAGAAAATTAACGCGGTTGCTTCGGAAGCGGATTCTCTTTATCAAGAAAATGAGCGTTTGCAGGCGGAGATTGATCAGCTCAATCGTACTGGTGGGCGCGATACCATTGCTCCAGCGGGGATGACTGGTGGGCACTCTCGCGCGCTAACGGATCGCCTTGCCAGTATCAAAAATCGTATGCATATGGACGGGGAAGCGACGCTCAGTAATGGTGCATCAATGAAGCAATTCATTGGGGATGGCGAAGGGTATATCCAGTTAACCGATCCGGATGGCAGCGTATACATGATCAAGGCTAAATCCATACAGGGTGTGGACATGGCAGATGCGATCGGCAAGCTGTTTAAAGCCTATAAAGCGGGTAATGTATCGGAATATTTGGTCCAGCCAGAAGAACATAAACCAGAAAACGTCGAACCTGAACCAGCGGAGGATACCGGTAGCTCTTCGCCTGAACCAGAAGTCTCTGTAGGTGCATATCGATATGCCCTGCAAATGCGTCCGGCGGCCCCTGGCGCGATACCTGAAGGTAACAAAGCAATTCTTCCGCGCCCTGATGAAGGTGACCCGTATTATGAATATGCACGCTACGGCATTGCTACTTACGATACCCCGCTTTCTGATCAGCAAATGAGTGAGTACGACCTGAAGTTATTGCCTCGCGAGGATTCTTTCGACTTCCTGGCGAAGACACTTACTAATGGTCCGTTTGGCAAATATGCACAAAAAGCTCTGGAGCTAGCCACCAGCTCACCAGACGAGTTCCGCGTAATGCTGAAAACTCAGTTTCAAAAAACTTTCCCCAATATTGCGTTTCCAGGGGGCGCTGGCATCGAGAAAATGGTGCAGAGCATGATCAATGCATTGCAGGCCGAAGTCGGTGAGATTACTCAACCAGAACCGGTCCCGGCACAGCCTGATGAAACGGTTAGCGAAGCAGATGCAGAGGCTAATAAAGCCATTGAATATCTCAATAGCGTGATGGATATGCAAAGCACTGACATGGCGGAGATCCGTAACGCCCGGGGTAATGTCCGGGAAGCGATTGCAGCCCTTCAGGCTGCCGGGCGTTTTGAGGAAAACGAAGAGCTGGTTAATGGCGCAGCTCGCCACCTGGCTGATCTGCTGGTAGCAATCCAGAAAGCGGGGGTAGCGGCATGACACTATCAGCTATTGAGTTAATGGACCTCAGCGACAAGTTGGATTCTCTGATGTCCAAAGCTGCTACCGCGAGTGGCATGGAGTTGCTGGATATCAGCGATGAAATTGACCAGATCATGCAACAGATGGGGTACGGCGCGTCCGGCGGCGGTAGTGGCGAGGAAAAACAACCTTCGGTACATGATGGTGTGCCAAAACTGGTTGCTGATTTCCTGGCTGATAAATTCGTCGATCAGAGCACCGATGCATTTATCGGTACGTTGCAGGACTTGAGTCAATATGTTGGCACATACATCGATCTGGACCAGGTTAAACAGCACACGGCGGCATGGATAGCCGCCAACATTAAAGAGGCAGCATAAGGCGTAACAGGGATGAGCTTAAGCGATCAGGTGGTAATGGCCACCAGCATAGAAACGCTGATCGAGCTGCTAAAAAACCTGCCCAATTACGGGCGGGTTTCGTATGTGGTGACAGCGAAGGGAGACGAGGTAAAAACAGCGTTTGATATCGTCGATGCCTCAGCTCTTTTGGTATCCAATACTCTGGACGGGAAAATTAACCCTGACTATCCCCAGGAACTTCAGCCGCGCGACCGGACCCGCGCATCCAATCTTCTTCAGGTCAACCAGATATCCAAGGATTTGCGTCCTGCCCAGCTTACCGATTCCGGTTTATCCAGCCATGGCGCGCCGATAATTGGTGAGGACAATGCCGTTGAGTCAGGTAATGGACGGACCATGGGGATCATCAAAGCCTATCAGGACGGCAATGCGGATCGGTATCGTGAGTACCTGATTGATCATGCGACCGAATTCGGCATACGACCTGAAAAGGTTGAATCAATGGCGGCTCCGGTACTGGTGCGCCGACGGTTAACTAAGGTTGACCGCGTTCAGTTTGCCAAGGACTCAAATATTTCTGATCTTCAGGAAATGGCAGCCAGTGAAAAGGCTTTTGTTGATGCTGACAGCATAACTCCGGCGATGATGGCGCTGTTTAACCCATCAGAAAGTGGAGATCTGCTTAGCCGCAGTAATGACGCGTTTATTCGCGGATTCATGACGCAAGTTGGTGCCACACAGGCTGCTGGCCTTGTAACGGAAGATGGGCGACCAACACGGCAACTTGTAGACCGTATACAAAACGCGATCTTTGCCAAGGCATATAAGGATGCGCGCCTGGTAAGGATGGTTGCAGAAGAACCTGATCCGGATATGCGTAATGTTCTGACGGCGCTTAATGCGGCAGCCAATGATTTTGTCCAGATGCAGGCTTTGTCAGGAGAAGCGCACAAGCAGGCTGTGACAACTATTGTTGATGGCATTGAGACAGCGGATAGCCTCGATAAAAAGGCGCTGGCGGCATTGAAAGATGCGGTAGACCTGGTAAGGCAATCGAAGGAGTCAGGCCAGCATATTACCGATGTTATTGCTCAGGGGGATATGTTCAGCGAAACGGCCCCGGAAGTGAAAGCACTCGCGTTGTTTATCGTCGCGAATAACCGTAGCGCGAAGCGTATGGCCACCGCCTTTAAGTTGATGGCGCAACGTATCAATGATGAGTTACAGCACCAGGGCCAGGCGCTCGGGGATATGTTTGGCGGCGGCGATGTGTCGTTACAGGATATCCTTCGCCAGGTGTCTCAGGAACTGGAAAACGAAGGCATGCAAGGGATATCCGGCGGTCTTTTCGAGTCCGTTTCCGGCGGTAGCTACAACGGTGTTGCTCCGTATACCAGTTTGCTATTACATCGGGCATCCGGCATCAAAGACATTATTCATCTGATCAGGCTGCTTTCCCGCACAGATCCCCAGGATGAACAGCTTGTACAAGTGCTTGCGCATTTTGTTCGAATGCCTGTTGCCGACGTGAAAAAATGGTGCCGATTATTCGGTATCAGCAATTCGTTACTTCGCGGCTTGTTAAATCACGCATCCTCCCTTGGGCGCGATGGCTTTGATGAGATAGCGCAGGCGATAAAAAACGGAGATATGCCACCAGCTATTGACTGGTTTTCCATTCGCCCAACCAGGGTGAAAGCATTCCTTAGCGCGGCGCATACGGCATCACCATTGGCAGAAATGGTTCAGAGGCTGTCGCTCATATTCACAGATCATACCGCGTTGGGTGATCTGACTCTTGACGAGATGAAAGAAGCATCCATTCAGTGGGCCGATCAACAAAATGAGGTTAACTCTGACTTCTTGCCAGCATTCAGGAAGGCCGTTAGTAAAGCGGATGATGCCCGTGGAATTCTGAAGGCATTTAAGGCATTGCAAAGTCGGGTTAATAAACATGTCGGTGATATCGATGGGGTAACGGCGGAAGGCAGGGATATCCTTAAAGAGCACGGCATAACGCCAGAGTTTATTGATGAGATCAGGACTGATATGCAGCGTGAGGTCGTATCGTCCCTGCAAATCGTAGCCAGAGCGTTGGCGGATGCTAATCCGAAGAGTGCGGCCATTGTTAACCAGGTTATTGGTGATATTGAAGCATCGGAGGGCATGGGGGCGCTGAAACTCTTCCTTTCGCGAGCGTTTAATCCTAACGGCAATATTCTCCCTGGCATTATTGGTGAGGCTAAAAAGTATGTCAGCGAAGAAGAACTTGAGCATCTTGACCAACTACTTAAGCGATTCTCATATAACCCGCAGACACGCTGGCAAATGAATCAGCGAAGTATGGGTTCGGTCCACGAGAAAGTGTTATCTGCCATGAACAGTGCGATCGCCAACTCATCCGTATCTGAAGAAAAAGCTCTTGAGTGGGCCGACTCTTTTATCACGGAAGAAGTGGAAGAAGCCCGCGCTGGACAGAATGGTGGGATAAACCTGCGCAAGGAACTTGCTGATATTTATCGCCTGACTGGCGGGAAAATATCGACCTTATCAAAGGTGGTTCACCACCAGGGAAGGGCATATGCAAATCTAAATGGTGTTGTTGCTGTCAATTTGAACGATGAAAATGCAAGAGCACTGTGGCACGAGCTGGGTCATCATCTTGAGTACAGTAACCCCGGTTTGTTAGAGAAAGCCCGGTCATTCCTGAAGGCCAATGTTGAAGGGGGTAAGCTATCTTTCGTCAATATCGGTGGGCGTGGCAAGCCTGAATGGTGCTTCAGATCTCGATTGAGTAATATTTATATGGCGAAGGTATACCCGCCAGTCTCAGTGAGTAACTCCGGGAAAATTCGGCAGAAATCACCGACTATTTCCAAAACGTCAGCAACGGAAGTATTCTCTATGGCTCTTCAGTTGTATCATGACAAAGAGGCCGCTGCCGCATCACTGATGAATGGTGACGGATTGCTGGAACTGTTATTAGGTGTGGCAAAGGAGCTAAATAATGCAGATTAAAATCGCGGCGCCATTAGGCGGAGATGCCATTATCGAATTTGATGATAATGAAGAAGTTTCCGGGCGTTTAAGCATTATCTCCGGTGACATTACCGAGGACATGATCGCTGAAGCCATAGCTGGGGCAAATCCCAATAGCTATATGGGATTCGTTAACACCCTTGATGCTCCCGCAAGTGATGTTCTCCGAACGCTGCATCTTTACGCTGGCTGGTTTGTTGATTGGCCAGCAGTAGAGGGTGGCGATGAGGACGACGACGATGACGACGATGATTTTGGGGATCATGTAGACCAGATCGTATATTGAAGAAATCCCGCCAATCGGCGGGATTTTTTTTAATCGCTTTCCACTTCTTCCGTAGTGTTTTCTTGCAGTTCTGTTAATGCAGCACGACACAGGTTCCGGGCATTGGCTATAGCCACACTTTTGACTTCATCCGTCATCGTGCAGGTAATGTACTGATCGAGTTCTTCAGCGCGGATGATGCTTTTGCCAATCAGAAACTGTATTTGCCAGAGCAGATCAGCATCCATAATCAGAATTTCTGCCGGGCCTTCAGGACCAGCCGGGAAGGAAACATAAGACTGTTTGCCCAGGCCGATAACTCGACAACTTGCTTCAAGAATTGCGCGATTGAGGTCTGACTTTGTAACTGAAACAGGTTGATTTTCACCTGTGATTACGCCGTTGACATGGATGTGGAATGGCATGTAGCTTGAAATTCGCTCTACTTTCCATACGCCAGCAAGCGATCCTTCATGCAGCACAATGGGGGTAACCGCGAGTTTCATCTCACCATATAACTGCTGGCAGATAGCTGGATTGCTGAATACATCCAAAGGTTCACACTCAAACAGCGGCGCAATCTGTATGAGGTCCATCATGGTCATACCAGGGGTACGAGCAGTAATGAATCTGCGCATGCCAGTATCCATTGTGCGCCAGATAGCTACACCATGCTTTTTGCTCACTTCTTCAGTAAAGCCAAGGTGGCACATGATGGTTTTTTCGATAGCCAGATCAGAGATAGAAACCTTTTCGCCAGGTACACCATCATTATTGATGGTCACTTCTACACTCTGGCCATTACGCAGGCGGTATTGAATGGTTTTAGTATTTTGTGCTGTCATAGTCTTTTCTCTGCTTAAAAACTGATGTATTGCGCCTTCAGGTTGGTTAGGAATGTTTTCCCACCAGCGAAAGCAATATCTCGGGGTGTTCTATTCGTTAAAAGCGCGTGCCATTGCCAACTTTGGCGTTTGTTTGCGAGTTCGTGCTTTTGTCGGCGTCTTGACCACCGCTTTTCTTTCAGTCGTTTTTTACTCATAAACTCTAAAACGGAATATCGTCGTCAAAGTCCATTGGAGGTTCGTTATTGGCGTTGCTCTGAGGTTTACCGCCACCACTGTATTGCTGGTGGTTTTGAGGTTGGTTCGATTGCCCCCAGCCATTTGAGGACTGTGAATCGTCACGGCGAGCGCCGATCATTTGCATGGTGCCGCCCTGGCTGACGATAATTTCCGTCGTGTAACGTTCTACACCGGCGTCATCTGTCCACTTACGGGTTTTAAGTTTCCCTTCGATGTAGACCTGAGAACCTTTTCGTAAATACTCACTCGCAATTTCAGCAAGTTTCCCGAACAAAACGACTCTATGCCATTCTGTTTGCTCTTTCTGTTGGCCCGTTTGCTTGTCGCGCCATGATTCATTTGTTGCGATGCTTAGTCTTCCGACCGCTCCGCCATTTGGTATATACCTGATCTCCGGGTCTTGCCCCAGGGTACCAATCAGGATGACTTTGTTTACACCGCGTTGTGCCACTTATCTTACCTAATAAAATAAAATGATTAGAGCAATAATGTATATCTTTGAAACGTAGCTAACAAGTGATTTGCATTATCCTGTGCCTTCTAAAGGGATCGAGTCAGTCGGTATTGGCTGTGAATGGGTGTTTGTCCTGGAGCGTAAAAATTCGCTTATGAGGTCTTTATGAAGGGAAAAACAGCCGCAGGAGGCGGTGCAATTTGCGCTATCGCGGTGATGATTACCATCGTAATGGGTAATGGCAATGTGCGAACCAACCAGGCGGGGCTTGAGCTGATTGGTAACGCTGAAGGTTGCCGACGTGATCCATACATGTGCCCGGCGGGGGTATGGACTGACGGGATCGGTAATACACACGGGGTAACGCCGGGTGTGCGAAAAACCGACCAGCAAATCGCCGCTGATTGGGAAAAGAATATCCTGATCGCTGAACGCTGTATTAATCAGCACTTCCGGGGCAAAGACATGCCCGATAATGCCTTTAGTGCAATGACAAGCGCGGCATTCAATATGGGATGCAATAGCTTACGGACCTACTACAGCAAAGCGCGAGGCATGCGAGTCGAAACGTCCATCCACAAGTGGGCGCAGAAAGGGGAATGGGTGAATATGTGTAACCATCTCCCTGATTTTGTGAACAGTAACGGCGTGCCCCTGCGAGGTTTAAAGATTCGCCGTGAAAAAGAACGCCAGCTTTGCCTGACGGGACTGGTCAATGAATAAACTCCGGCAGCTCCGCAGACTTTCGACAATGAAGTTATCGCTGGCAGCGATAGTTTTCGACTCGATTTTCATGGCGGTATATGTGCTTAATGAAACGTGGCCACTGGAACCGCTATTGTATGCCGGGCTTCGGCTGTGCCTGACATTTTTGAGCATGGCCGCGAGATTGATGCAGCAGAAAGAAACCGCTTCAGATTGTCCACGCCGCGCGGTGCGCAAATATATGGCACGCAGGCGAAGTCGATAATAGTTAACGAGAACCCCGGCACTCGCCGGGGTTATTTTTGGTGGTTATTTAAACGGATTGATTGAATTATTAAACGAGATGATGCTTGTCTCACGCGGTGCCTGGACGTTAGACGCTTGCGGAACCTCCTTAATTTTCTTGGTGACAGGCAAGTTGCGTGCGCCAACTTTGATCAGAGATTCGAAAAGTGTGGCAACGATTTTTGCATCACCAGGTTCTTTGAGGCGGAATGCGTCTTTTTGGGCGGCGGAGACGAAGATCGGGAGGTTATCCAGTTCGTCTTGCATTGCTGCCAGCACATCGTCGCGGATACCCGCTGTTTCCTCCAGCAAAGCGATTCGCGCTTCAGCATCTGCGATCTTGGCCATTGCTTCGAGGTGGCGGCCCTGGCTTTCGAGTAGTGCGGTTTCCAGTTCTGCCGTACGCTCTGTCGCCTCCACCATCATTTCCAGTTCAGCCATTTTGCCGTAATGGGATATAACGGCCTGCACTGACTCGTCGGAGTACCCATGCGCAGCCAGGGACTCTGCCAGTAAAGATTTAGAATCCGCGCTTTCAAACATTCCGGCGCTGGCAGGATGATCCAGACTGATATAGTTCGGCGTTGTCACATAATCCACACCATGGAAGCTGGTGGTTACAGCGATTTTCCCGGACTCGCGCCCGCCAGTGGCCCAGCTCCAGCCACCAGCTCGGCTTTCGATCATAGCGGCAACAATTTTACCCGGCTCTGTGTTAAGAATTTCCTGTGTATGGGTAACGATGCCGTTGTCGTCAACAGATATAGCCACTGTTCGGCACGCTGGAACATTGTCGATTACGACCGGGCGACCTTCCACCATGATCACGCTGGTTTCTGGTACTTCCAGTTTGCCGGTCAGCTGGCGGCGACCGTGACCGTAATAGCCGAAAAGCTCACCAAGGCGTAAACCTTCCTGAGTTTCCTTGCTTTCAAGCATGGCCTTTACCGCGCTTAATACATACTGTCGCCCGTTCTGGCGACCTTTTCTAGCATTACTATAGAGACAAAAGCGGTCAGTGACCGTTTTCAAAACATCAGTCATTCTCGTTTCCCTCTTTAAAGACCGATTCAAGGATTTGCGCCAGTTCCTGTGGCGGTGTTTTGATGATGGAATCCATCAGGTGATCGTCGTCCTCGCTTTTCGCTTTCAGTTCGTTCACCAGTGCTTCAGAGATTTTTTCGTCAATCTCCAGCACATCGCTGAACAGGTAACGTTTGAATGCATCGGAATTGGCGAGGACGCTGTTATTGCTGACGGCATCGAGGATTTGCGTAACGATGGTGGCGTAGTTCGCCTGCGAGTCGCGGTTATCGTTGTGCTCTTGTTGCAGAGCGGTATTAACGGAGTGGAATTCGATTTTGTACGGGCGATCACCTTCCGGGTATACCTTGCCGTACTTGAAAGCAAGATGAATATCGATAGCCCGCTGAATGAACTCTTCTACGCCCTGCTGGATCCATGAGGCGCGCATGGCGGCCTGAATTGCCGTGCGCAGGAATCCACCTTCGCCAAGCCCGCCGGACATTTGATCTGCCCACCCCAGGAGGGTGTAATCGAGGCCAAGTGCTGCCGCCAGCTGGCGCATATAGGTGAGAATGTCTTCAATGCCGTTGATGTCAGCCTGGATGGTCTGAGTATCAATAGTCATCTGTCCCTTGCCGTCGCCCATAATAGGCAGCAGGGTATTGGTCACCGTAGGCATGTTATTCGCGCCACGTGCGCGTCTTTCCATCAGGTCAGCTGCTCGTTTAAGCGTCTGAGTAATGGTGCGCGAATAATCGGCTGCTTTAACCGGATCCAGACTATTCATCGCCAGGCCGATGATTCGGTCAATTTTCGACGCATTAAAACGCGTTGCTTTCAGCGAGCGGATCGCCGAACGCAGATTCATGTACGGCTCGTAGGCGTATTCGAGCAAGCTGGTCCCGTAATTCTGGGTTTCAATCGGCGTGCGCTCTTCCGGATTATCCAGCAGGCTGAAAGCCTTATGGCCAGTGTGCACAGGCATAAGGTTTGACTTAGGCCGCCAGTAGGGGATTTTCATAGGGATAATGGCCCACGGATCGGCGAAAACCATTTTCCCTGACGCGTCCTTCAGATAATCGCCGCTAAATCCCGCCAGGTTGCCGCTGACCTCGAACTCTTTGATGAAGCTCGGAAGGGTGTAATAGGAGCACTCAAAAGACGTGATCCCTATGCCTTCTTTGGCGTATGGCCTGACATAAGCCACCCCAAATACAGACATGATAAATGCCCATCCGGCGACCTCTTTGTTGATGGTTCGCCCGATGTCGTTCATCAGCTCGCCACACAACGCCTGCGCGGCGTCATAGTCACTATCGTTTCCGTTATGTACCGGCACGATAGAGAAGGTTTGTCCGGTCTTCTTATCGAAAGAGAGCGCGTGCGTAATATGGATGTTCAGCGCGGTGGCGATCGTGCTGTAAACCGCCATCTCTTCGAGTAGCGGATAGCGTTGCAAGCGATCTTCTGGCAGTTGAACTTCATCAAAGATAAAGCGACTTCCGTCCACCAGCCCATCGCCAGCCATGCCACTATCGCCCGGTTTGCCGCCTAAGAAGCCGGACAGTTGTACCGGTGCCCCTGCGCGAGAAAACAAATACCCACTTCCGCCGTGCACAGCCAGCGCGGACAGGAGGATGTTGTCCCGTTCTCCGTTGTCTTTAAAAACCCCCGCCAGCGCCTTCCTGACCGAGGATAGCGTGATTTTATTGTCTGCCAAGATTGCACCTTAATTAGAATAATTCGTATCGTGTTTGAACGGAAATTTAACACTAGTCACTTGTTAAGGATTACCAATGAACAAGCTATCTATGGGAGTGTTTCGCTGTTCAAGTGTCAGCGAAATATTGAAATACATTAGGGCAATAACATCTCACCGAGCGCCGATTAAATACGGCGTGGAAAAGGTGGAAGGCAAAAGCTATGACCGACTGCGCCGTGAGGCGAATCAGAAGGCGATAGATTTGCTTAATTCGCTGGTGGACGGCGCGACACTGACAGATGAACAGCGCCAGATCCTGGCTGGGTACACCGGTGAAGGCGGCATTGGCGGGTCCGTCTCCGAATATTACACACCAAAGCCGATCGCTGAAGGTGTCTGGGAGATCATGAAGCTCTACGGCGCGGACGTAGGTAACACTCTGGAACCATCGGCGGGAACCGGCGTTTTTAATGAGACAAAACCGGTTGGTACGGTGATGACCGCGACTGAGATCAGCAGTGTTTCCGGTCGTATAAACCAGCTGTTACATCCGGAAGACAGCGTACAAATTTCCCCGTTCGAACAACTGGCTGTAAGCACGCCTAACGATTCATTCGACCATGTTGTGGGTAACGTTCCGTTCGGCGGTCGTGATAACACACGCAACATCGATAAGCCTTACGCAGAAGAAACGGACATGGGGTCTTACTTCATGCTCCGCATGTTGGACAAGATAAAGCCTGGCGGATTCATGTGCGTGATTGTGCCGCCGTCCATTGTTTCAGGTTCAAACATGAAGCGGTTACGCCTGCGCCTATCCCGTAAAGCTGAATTTCTTGGTGCCCACCGCTTGCCTACCGGTACTTTTGACGCAAACGGGACCAGTACGGTCGTTGACGTGGTGCTGATGCGCAAACATCCGGCGGAGATGGCTGAGAAAATCCCCCTGGTGGATGAGAGCACTCTTGAATCGGCAAATGTGCTTTGGCCAACGTTTATTTCTGGCAAGTGGTTTGAAAAGGATGGCCGCCGGTTTGTTCATGGCACCCAGGAAAAGGGCTTCCAGGGGCGTATTGAGGTTCGTGCCGACGGTCAGATTGATAACCAGGCTCTTAAAGCGAAGCTGATTCATCGTTTCGAAAGCCGTATCGACTGGTCTTTGCTCGATATGGCTGAACCGTCACCGACCGCAGATGTTGTTGATGAAGGGGAAATGCGCCTGATTAATGGCGTATGGCAAAAATATGCTGGTGGTCGCTGGATTGAAGCTGATGCCGGGAAGGAGCTGAAGATTGAGGTTGCCAGTTATGGCGCGGATAGCTGGGAGGCTCTTCAGCGTAACCTGACTACAACAGAAGGCCGTCTCGGTATGACATTTACCCAGATGGCAAATGTCCGCGATAAGTACACCACATCAATCAGCGACGATATGGTGCAGCTGGTGGACTGGATTAACAGCCAGCCTGAAAAATACCGTGAACGCTTGTATCGTGGAGCGATGATTGGCCGGATGTTAATTGAATATCAGGATATGAAGGCCGCCGGGCATAGTGCTGAACAAATCGAACAGCAGCGCCTTTCTCTGGTATCCCGTTTGCAGGCAGAGATTGACCGTTTTGGTAACCCCGGTCGCGGTCCGATAGCGAAATTATCGGGGAGCGGTGCGCGCGCCTGGTTTGCTTTCCGTGGTGCAATTAAGCTGGATGGCACTATTTCTGACGAGCTGACAGGAAAACTGGTTACGCATGATTCCAGCGCCAGTTATGACTCTACCAGCTATCAGGACACCCTGCGTTATCTCTACAGTGATCTCACTCGCGATCCAATCCAGCTCGATGATTTCCGCCTTGCGTTTACCGGCGAACTGCCAGCCAGTGATGACGAGTTGCTTAATTTATTGGCCAGCACCCCTGGCATTGCGGTTTCACCGTATGGCGGGATTGTTCCGTTCGCCCGCGCCACCAGCGGCGACATTAACGAGATAGTGGCTCCAAAACAGGAATTCCTCGCCACGCTCCCCGACGGTCCAGTAAAGAACAACGTCCTTAATCAGCTGGCAGCGATCGAAGAGAAGCGCATCAAGACGCCAGCAGAGAATATCCGGTTTAAGCTCAATAGCCGTTGGTTCGACCGTTCCGTCATTCTGGAATTTTTGCAGGAAAACGGCTATCCGGATCTGCGCTATGTGCAGTCAGTGCAGCTGGAAGGCGACGAAATGGTTTCTGACACCTATCACGGTGGTGATGGTCTGTTCGTCGGGCACCGATACGGTGTCGTCCAGCGTAAGGATAAAGAAACAGGCGAGATCCGCTACGAGTGGGACCGTAAATCAGGTGAAAACGCGACCGGGTTCCCGGCACAGCTGGAAAAGTATCTCAATGGTGCGCGTATCGGTGGCAAAGATAGCGCGACGGCGAACGGCTACCGCGAGCAGATGGCACTGCTTGAGGACCAGTTCAATAAGTGGATCAAGACGCACGATCGCTACGATGAGCTGGTTGCCAAATACAACGATGTGTTCAATAGCAATATCCCGTATGAACACTCTGGCGATCCGCTTGGGTTGAAGGGATTAAGCGGTAAGCGCCAGCCATTTGATTACCAGAATAGCGAGGTGCGCCGACTGTCCGAAGATGGGCGCGGCATCCTGGGCTTCGGCACCGGGCTGGGTAAAACCACGACCGCGCTGGCGCTTGAGGCGTTCAACTATGAGAACGGTCGCTCCACCCGTACTGCGTATGTAGTGCCTAAATCAGTGCTGGAAAACTGGTATTACGAAGCAAAAGAATTCCTGAGTGAAGAGGCATTCAGTAACTACCTGTTCGTCGGTCTTGATGTGCTGATGGATGGCGATCAGATTCGCCAGGTGCCGGTGCTCGATGAGAACGGTAAACCTGTTCTTGGTACTGATGGCACTCCAGTTATGCGCGATGCCCTAAAACTGGCAGATGAAGCCACTATCACGGCGCGGATGAACGCGATCCCGCACTCAAATTACCGTGCAGTCGTGTTTACCAAAGAACAATACGCCCGCATTCCGCTACGTGATGACACCGTAGATGAGCATGCACAGGATATGCTTTATGACTTCGTTGCCGCCGGACGCGTAGCCAGCGCAATGGACTCCGACTCCCACCGCAAAGAGGCCGCGCGTCGCCGGGTATTGTCGGAGTATTCAGATACCGGCACCGAAAAAGCAGAGAAGTATCCGTACTTTGAGGATATGGGCTTCGATAGTGTGATCGCTGACGAAGGTCACAACTACCGCAATAGCTATAAAAATGGTCGCGAAGCGTCACAACTGGCCTATCTGCCCACCAGCGCGGTGGCGCAATCGGCGCGAGATATGGCAATTAAAAACGCGTACCTGATGAAAAAGAATGGCGGGCGCGGGCCGGTTCTCCTGACTGCAACGCCAGTCGTTAACACCCCGATCGATGCATACAACATGCTTTCTCATGTTCTGCCGAAGGAATACTGGCAGAACATGGGGATCTACGGTCCTGATGACTTCGTTAAATTCTTCGGCAAGACCAGGCTGGAAACGGTACAGAAAATTAGCGGTGAAGTTGAAGAAAAAATGGCGCTGATGGGCTTTGAAAACCTTGATGCGCTGCGCGGTATATTCCATCGCTGGGTAACGCTTAAAACGGCGGAAGACGTTAAGGATACCGTGGAGATCCCGGAGCTGGACGAACACCAGCAGGATGCACCACTTACTGAAGAACAACTGGCGGCGTATGAAGAATTGCGTCAGCAGGCGGAAGCGGCGGCCAAAGCCAACAATGGCGTAACGACCTCGGTCAATGAAGACGGCGTGATTGAGCACGAGAAAGCCCGTCCGATCTTCTCAATAATCAGGGATATGGACCGCGTATGTACTGACATGGACCTGTACTATCGCCGGATCACCTATCGTTTCCTGCCGGAGTACGCCGATGCGGTGCAGCAGCTGGCGGACAGTTTGCCTAAACAAGCCACCAGCGAAGACGACGACAGTGATGATTCAATCACGCAGCAATCGCAATACTCCCTGATAGATAAGGGCGAGTTTATTCAGTTGCAGGTTCCGGAAGCGTTCGAGCAGGAAGTGAATAAGCGCCTGGCCAGGTTTGGCATTGACGAACAGACCGTAACTCACCCCGTTACGCCCAAATACGCGAAGCTGATCGCCACGCTGAAGGAGTTTTTCCCGGAAGGTAAGCAAATCATCTTCACCGATGAAAAAACGCAGCACCAGAAGCTCAAGCGCATTATCTGCAATGCTCTAAACCTTGAACCTTCAAAGGTGGGGATCCTGAATGCTCAGACGGTTGCCGAGGCAGGTAAAACCGGTAAGAAACTGAAAGCGGTTAAACCGCCGAAAGAGCTACCGGATGAACCAACAGATGCACAGATAGCGAAATACAACGAGCAAATGGCTCTGTATGACGCCTATATCGCGCAGCAAAATGAAATGTCGTTGGGCGGTCTGGAAAAGATTGCAGCCGACTTCCAGGAGGGCCGGACTCCGATCATCATCTGCAACAAAAAGGCAGAGGTGGGTATCAACCTGCATCGAGGAACGACGGATATCCACCACCTGACGTTGCCGTGGACACCAGCCAGTATCGCACAGCGTAACGGTCGCGGTGCCCGAGTTGGTTCCAACCGTGCAAGCGTTCGCGTTCACTACTACTGCGGCAAGGGGTCTTTCGATGAATACCGACTGAAGACGCTGAAGCGTAAAGCAGGCTGGATCTCCGATATCCTCCGTTCAGATAAGTCAGAAATGGAGAACGCCGACGCCAATGACATGATCGAAATGCAGATGTATACCGCGAAGGATGACGGCGAACGTCTGGCAATGATGCAGGTTCAAATGGATAAGGCGAAAGCTGCGAAACGCGCTCGCCAGAAAGAACAGGCTACTATCGACCTTCAGAACTACATCAAGGCGCAGCACGCAGCTGGCGAGGATGTGGAGGTACTTACCGCTGAATTAGAGCGAAGCAAAGCGGAACTTGAAAAGACCACCGCCGAGGTAGCTAAATTCAAACAGGCGGCAATGGCCAAGGCAGCGGATAACGCAGACTGGAAGGCCCGCTGGGGGAGTGTCCATCACACAGACCGTATGTTGTTAGCACAGTATCGCGCGTCGTTGAAAAGCGCCATTCAGCGCAAGGCTAATATCTCTCAGGCCATCTCCCGCTATGAGAAATTATTGAACCGTACTCAGAAGGCCGCGACGGATATCAAACGCCTGCGCCCGCTGGTGGAGGATGCAATAAATAAAGGCATTCTGGATGTTGATCCTGATCTGGTTAACCATGCGAATGAGTTCCTTGTTATCGGCGATCGCTCATGGCGTGTAGGCCAATACTACGATTGTGCCGGTGATATCGTTCGCATTAAGTCGCTGGACTTCGACAGCCAGCGCGCAGACGTGGAGATCATCTTTACCTTAAGAGGCACCAAATCGGGTAACTGGGATGTGAAGACGCTGGATAAACAGGTGGATGTAACTCCCGATGAAGATGCTGTTATGCAGAAAATCAGTGGTGGCGTCTCCATCGCCGGGATTAACGACATCATTTCCTGTGACGATTTCTACCGTTTCCAGCAGCGCGGCATGATCAAAATCACTGACTCATACGGCGTTCAGACTACAGAGTCAGGCTATAGCATTGATTTTGTTGGTACCTATACGGACCCACTGAAGCATGCGGTTTACCCGGATCGCCGTGACGGCGCGCTGAAGTCGTCAATTGCAAAATGGGTGCTTGGTATGATGTCGGAAGGGAATAACCGCCAGATCCGTTCGGCAGAAACATTCCTGGTTGAATTGTTTGGCTCCAATTATGGCGATGTAATCGCGTCATACGGAGATACGCTATCCCCTGAAGCAATTCAGGAGAAAATAGCGGATGCGATCGCAAAAATGCCGGAGAAAACAAGCCAGGGGGCTACTCGTAACGGGGATTCTGAACTTGAGGTCACCAATGCCATTTTCGGTACCCATGAGTTCCGGGCGTCAGATTATGAGATCACCACAGCACAGTTTGGCACCATTGGCATTTACAGCAATAAAGCCGAGATCAAGCAGGCAATGGACGCAGCAAACGCGCGCATCGCAGCAGAACGGGAAGCCAATCTGAATCATGCAGTCGCCGCACTGACTCAATCGTGGGTAACAGCAATCAGGGAGGCCGCCACCACAGGGAAAATCACACCTGCAATTGCGGATGTCGTAAACGCCGGCTCTAAATTTATGGATGCCTATCAAATGGATGCGGTGCAGTTGCCATCAGCCTATGGCCAACTCAGCTATCGCATGACCTACAACCTGGTATCAATGTTTTCCGACCTTGCCATCCTTGGGCTGGTGGATCTTAACGAGGTTACGCCGGAATTGCTCAGCATGCGCAAGAATCATGTGGAGATATTGCAGAGAATTAACACGGTTCTTGCCGGGCGCACCGATGAAGAGAAACAGGCCGACGCTGATCGGATAAACCTGGCCCTTGGCAACATCACGGAGGAAGAAATTGCCGCCAGAAACGAGAAACAAGAAGAGTTATCATCAATACAGGGTGATGCCACCAGCATAGCTCAGTCTCTTGGTCTGAATTATCGCGTATCCACCGCCGACCTGAAGATGATGTACGCACCGAAATTCGCCGCTGGCGAGGTATTTGGGCTTCAGGAAGCCTCAGGCATGAAAGGCGTTCTTTTCCGTGCGAAAGACGCAATCAAGGCGAAATTCGGCGCTCGCTGGCTGCCAGCGAAGGCGAAGAACAGCGATTTCCCGGGTAACTGGTGGATTATCGAGACAAAACACAACGTGGCGGACGTTCTGGCCGTCATCCAACAATACGCATAACAGGAGCGCCCGGTTCGCCGGGCGTCGCATAATATGGCCACACTATCTGATACAATAAAACCGAATAAAACATATCTTGAGGCGGTACTCCGTACAGCGTTGTTAGGAAAGACAGAAGACGAATACGTTGATTTCTTCCTGTCAGGGCTACGCGGGCGATTACTGAAAAATCCCCGCCTGTACCGCAGCTATGGTCCATACTGGCCGGAAATTAAAAAATTATTACTGGAGCGCGGTTATGGTAATTTCGGTCGTCTCGTTGACCGTGACGTTCGCAAAATTTACCGTTATGACCGCCCGGCTCTAACACTCATAGCCGCGACGCTCTACAGCCAGGAGCGTTTTGATAATGGTCAGATATACTCAGCCTGGCATTTACTGCCAGTGCCTGAAGAAGTTGACGACCAGGACTATGAATTTGAGTCTTACGATTTGGAAGTTGAAGCCTTGGCACAGGCTGGAGAGAAAACTTGAAAAAGCGATACTACACAGTAAAGCATGGGACGCTACGAGCATTACAAGAGTTTGCTGATAAGCATAACGTTGAGGTGCGCAGGGAAGGGGGAAGTAAAGCTCTGCGCATGTACCGCCCGGACGGGAAATGGCGTACGGTCGTCGATTTCAAAACTAACAGCGTTCCCCAGGGCGTCCGCGACCGGGCATTCGAAGAATGGGAGCAAATCATCATAGATAATGCATTGCTCCTGAATGCTGATTAAGTTTGTCTAGCCCGGTTAATACCGGGCTGGTTTAGACATCTTAAGTGGGTGTTAATTTTTAATTATGGTTAATCATATCTAACAGTATTTTTAGCTTCCTGCATGTGTTATCAATATCTTTACATAATATGACATCAAGGATGTTTGGTAGTCCTAATACCATATGAGAAATGAAACCCTCGCCAACTTGTAGATTATGGGTAGTCTCATCTGGATTCACGTATTCAATGGTTTTAGTTTTATTTATCCCATAATCTTTATAACAGATGATTACAGGAATGTTCTTCTGTTCAGCAATCTGCAACTCTATTCCTAGCCCTGTTGATGGAAAACTACATTCTGCAATTATTACATCAGATTTCTCAACCATATCTCTGTCCCAAATGTAACAAAGTCTAGATTTGTTACTTTCAGGGCGCTTTGATAATTCTGGGTCACTATTTATCAAAGCATATTTTACGTTGTTATTTTGAGATAGACCTTTTGCAAGGCTGTGAATCCAATTACTGTACTCATGGAAAATTTCCCTTGGAACATGAGTTAAAGCGCATGCGATATATATATTCATTAAGAAGCAGACCTTACGTTTGGGATAAGAAATTGGTGTCCAGTAATTTCAGATGAAATTGCATCTATAAACTGTGACGGAGATTGTTGAATAAATTCAGCAATAATCCAGTTTTCTTTTTCATTTAGTAACTGTCTTAGCTTAAGTGGGTCATACCGACATAGCTCACTTAATCGATGCATAGCTGCTAGGGTTATAACCAATGGCGATATTGAAACAGAAGTATGCTCAGATTGATTGTTTTTACGTTTGAGATACCAAAGAGTCTCTGCGCCATTGATATAGTAAAGATCTCTTCTTATTTTTTGATGAAATTCAGTTAATTGCGGCATGTTGGACGATTGATTTTCATTAAAATCAAGTAATGATTCTACTGATTTTATTTTGTACTTTTCTCTTTCAAACAATTCGAACGCTGGCGGTAGAATGTCGAAAACTGTGTCGAACCGAAAATCCTTGGATAAAATCGCAGTGAAAAACAGGCTATTGTCTGACTCATTCAAAACGAACTCAGCATCGATCAGTGGAATAAATATATCATCAGTTACATCATAAGTAAGGCAATATGTACGATGAATATATGGCAATCCAGAAAAAAGGTTTTTTATATTGTACACCCCCTCATGAGAGGTGCCGTCAATATATTTTGAAAAAGACGGAAGTATACCCTCATTTTTTATTTTTACTTTTATATCAGATAAGTTATCAATTTGGGCTGTATTTTCACCCCTAGCAACACCATGATGCTGTTTGAAGTTTATATTGCGAGATGAAAGTAACGCCTTTACTGCATTCATGAATGAATAATAGTGCAAAAGTGGGGCTGATTGGTTGGGTAAACCATTGGCCGCCTGATTAAATACTTTTGCTTGCTCCCAATAAAAAAGAGCCTCATCTTTTTCGTTTCGCTTTAACCAGAGTTCGACAAAATCCCAATGACTGTATGTAAGTACATTCCTTGCGGTTAGGTCAGGGTTTAATAATGCTTTATGAGGCTTCATGACCTTGTTCCTAATTTTCAGCGGCTTAATATTCATCATTGTAATAATCCTCCACCCAAAGTTACTAGATTGTAAAATATATATTTTTGTTCCACAACAAAAATCTCTATTGGCTACTGACGTAATTAATTATAAATAGTTTTCTTTGCCGGTAAGTAAGCCTTGAGGAACTCGCTTGTCGGCTAGACATTGGGTTCCGCGAATTATGTTAATCAGAGGGCTTAGTAACGATGGTTCCTGGCGGGCCTCAACTTCTCCAGCCATTGCCCTGATGTAGTCGGCGCTTGCAACGTTGTTATATTCCGTTGCGAAGCAGCATAACAACGACAGAACGTGCTCTGTCGTTATTTCGCTCCAGTTGATGTTGAAAAATTCATCGCCTTTTTTGTCGTGTTCGGAATCGAAGATGCTTTGGTGGAGGATGTATTTGCCGGATTCTTTGCGCGGTAACTTGATCGCTTTCTGGCGTTCCAGCTCCTTGTAAATCTGCATTGCTTCAATTAGTACCGGCCTGCCGTTCATGAAGGGATCGCGCAACCTTACACGCTGGCCAACTCGACCCGTAATAAAGCTGTTTTCCTCTTCCACCAGCACGATAAAACCCTTTTCCTCTTTTTCTTGCAATTCGCGCAGCAGCTGGAGTTCCATATCGCGGCGGCGTTCAGGGTAGCTGGTCCGCTCAGCCATTATCAGCTCATTGTTGATCCATGCGGCAGTCATTGACGCCGGTTTGCCGACGCTCATCGAAACAACGCATATTTTCTTATCCATAGCGCCCCTTATAAAAAAGAAAAGCCACCAGCGGCGGCTTAGCAATACAACTGAAGGTAGCGCCCGGTACTCAGACTGTGCCGTCCATGGAATATTTGAAAAGGGATCCATCCGTACCGGGCATGTGATGATTCTGACTGAAGTCACTTGTCAGTTGTCAATTATTTCAGATTAAAAATAATATATTTATTAGTGCATGATGTTTGCCATCTCATAAGCGTCAGCCAGCAACTCCATCTCTGACTTGTTCAGCAAGGTGAATTCTTTCTTGCCTCCAACCACACCATCGGCATGAACAGGGACCAGCCAGGGGTATTTTTCTCTTACTTCAGCCGGTGCTGCATGCTGGTGGTGCCATCTACAAAGTGGCAATTGCTTTTTGTGACAACCAGGCGCGGTACGACCGGAGATATGGTGCAGAGACACCTCTTCAGATATTACTCCATGCATATAGCAGGCAATGCAGGGGAGAGCACCAAGAGCATTGGCTATGCGCCGCTCCTCCGCCGTCGGTGTTCGTCCCTTCAAGCCACGAGATTTTATTTTTACCGCGCTTTTCCGCGTTTTGCTGGCTGGTGGGCGCTCTTTCTGTTTAGCGATACGGCGGTCGATAGTATTCCGCATTTTCTGATATTGAGATTCTCGCCAGGCCGGATCAGCCAACTTCTCCCGTTGCCGAGCGATCGCTCGTTCTCTGGCTGCCTTCTGCCACTTACGGTGCTGTTCAATTTTTTGTTCGATTGTTTTCATATGGCAAAAAAAAGGCGGCCTGATGGCCGCCAATGATGTCAAGGAGTTAAGTAATGGCAACGTCTTCGTAGTTGACAAAAACTGCGGCTCAATTATAGCAATCAATTAGAGCAATGGTAGATATTTTGTTTATCGCGAATCACATTTTTTCACTTCAGTACCTGTGTGCTATACTCCTTCTTGATTGATTGGATGCGGAATACAAACCCGCTCTTTTGTGCAGCCTGGCTCCTTGCCAGGCTTTTTTTATTTCATCATGGAAGCTGTTAATGCTTTGGACCTTGCTGAACTGATTGAGAGGGCTTTGTCAACGTGCCCCAAAAATTCGCCAAACTCAGACATCACTTTAGCAAAACCGCGCCGTGCTTCTTCCTCGGTGGCATTCATCACGAAATGTTCAGCACTACGCATACTTCTGACAGGGAACGCAACGGATATTGAGTCAATATCAGGCATTCTATCGCTCAGCTTTACAGTGACAATGACGGCTGGCGACTGAATATTAGTGCTCACTGACAGCACTACATATTTTCCGTCGATGTTGAAATTCTTTCTCATATGTCGCCATAAATATCAAAGAATTAGAGCAATCATTTACGCGTTAATGGCTAATCGCCATCTTCCAGCAGGCGCACCATTGCCCCTGTTTCACTATCCAGGTTACGGATATAGTTCATGACAATATTTACGTTGGTCCAGCCACCAGCTTGCATGATCTCCGGTATTGAAACTCCGGCGCGGGCCATATCTCGCGCGGCTCCGACACGGGCACTGTGTCCAGACCAGGCCAGGTACCTCTGACCAGAGTCATCCTTAGCCCCGTAAATCAATCGGTGAGTTGCTTCAAAAATCCCTTCCAGGGCGCGAGTTGATAGCTGGCTGGTGGATGATGGCGAGGCAACACCATTTTTTCTGACCCGGCAAAACAAGTAGTTATTCGGATCATCAGCCACACCAGAGACGGAAATCCATCGCTCGACCAGTTTAGTTACCCCCAGGCTAAGTGCCTTCTCTACACCTGCGGTGCTAACCAGCGTTTTCGTTCTGCCAATATGGATTAACATTCTCCCACCGTCAGTACGTGAGATATCTTTAACCCTGATCCTGGCAATTTCGGCTATACGTAACAGGGTGTTATAAGCAATCCCCAGAAATGCCAGATTACGTATATCCTGGCAGCGATCGCTATTTTCTATGAGTGAACGAACCTGGTCGAAATCAGTGCGTTCGAACGCCAGTGCCTGTTTTGCACGTTCACCGGCATCAACGTTTTCTTTTCGGATCCGCCGCATGACCAGTGAAACAGCATTGCTGTCACTTGGTCGTGGCAGCCCGGACCGACGATGAAGCATGTTTAGCTGGCCCAAATGTTGCTGGATAGTTTTTACTGCCAGACCGCGCGCCTGAAGATATAGAAGATAATCGCGAACATCTTCAGGTTCTGCGGGAAACCATTTCCGGTTATTCAACTTGCACCATGCCGCCCACGACCGGCAAACGGACAGAAGCATTTTCCAGGTATGCTCAGAAAACGCCTGGCGATCCCTGAACATGTCCATCAGGTTCTTGCGAACCTCATCACTCGTTGCATCGACCGGTAATGCAGGCAAATTTTGGTGTACGGTCAGTAAATTGGACATTTAACACTCAGATAATGGTTTTAAGTAAAGTGTACAGGATCGGCTCTGCCTTTACCTGTTTATGGTTCTCGTCATAGAAACGCCAGCGACCGCGCGTGCGTTCTATTTTCTCTTCACCGCGCGATAATGACAGTTGACAACTATCACGATCAAACCCTTTTGCCCGCCAGTAACCACGGTTTTTCTCAAGCTCAAGATGAGTGGACACTTTAGCAGCTGAATATCCCATTTTTCACCTCTGATTGATTGGTGGTGCTAAGTGCGCTACGCGAAATCTGGAGCACTAACACTGCCAACATTTCGCAGATTTTACGTAGCGCAACCTTGATCAAATGATCACTATTTGACCTGTAAGGTATTGAACTGTATGGATTTACAGGTAAATTGATCATGTTCAATAACCCTTTAGATAACTTCGTATAATGTATGCTATACGAAGTTATTAGGTCTGAAGAGGAGTTTACGTCCAGCTGCGCATAAAAATCAATAATTATTAGAGCAATAAATTTTGAGAGAAAAATCCCACTCCACCAGCCAAAAACTGGATTGTTTTTCATAGTTGTTTGACAATTGCTCTAATAAATTATAGTTTTGCCGCCGTTTCGTAATACGACTTTGGATTCACTATTTAATGTGTCTTCAGCGTTGTAGAGCGGCTCAGAAGGAAATGAGCAAACAGGGAAACCTTATACAACGGCATTACAGCTATGCATTGCTCATCTTACACACAGCGCAATGTTGTTAGGGAAGGTGCGAATAAGCGGGGAAATTCTTCTCGGCTGACTCAGTCATTTCATTTCTTCATGTTTGAGCCGATTTTTTCTCCCGTAAATGCCTTGAATCAGCCTATTTAGACCGTTTCTTCGCCATTTAAGGCGTTATCCCCAGTTTTTAGTGAGATCTCTCCCACTGACGTATCATTTGGTCCGCCCGAAACAGGTTGGCCAGCGTGAATAACATCGCCAGTTGGTTATCGTTTTTCAGCAACCCCTTGTATCTGGCTTTCACGAAGCCGAACTGTCGCTTGATGATGCGAAATGGGTGCTCCACCTTGGCCCGGATGCTGGCTTTCATGTATTCGATGTTGATGGCCGTTTTGTTCTTGCGTGGATGCTGTTTCAAGGTTCTTACCTTGCCGGGGCGCTCGGCGATCAGCCAGTCCACATCCACCTCGGCCAGCTCCTCGCGCTGTGGCGCCCCTTGGTAGCCGGCATCGGCTGAGACAAATTGCTCCTCTCCATGCAGCAGATTACCCAGCTGATTGAGGTCATGCTCGTTGGCCGCGGTGGTGACTAGGCTGTGGGTCAGGCCACTCTTGGCATCGACACCAATGTGGGCCTTCATGCCAAAGTGCCATTGATTGCCTTTCTTGGTCTGATGCATCTCCGGATCGCGTTGCTGCTCTTTGTTCTTGGTCGAGCTGGGTGCCTCAATGATGGTGGCATCGACCAAGGTGCCTTGAGTCATCATGACGCCTGCTTCGGCCAGCCAGCGATTGATGGTCTTGAACAATTGGCGGGCCAGTTGATGCTGCTCCAGCAGGTGGCGGAAATTCATGATGGTGGTGCGGTCAGGCAAGGCGCTATCCAGGGATAACCGGGCAAACAGACGCATGGAGGCGATTTCGTACAGAGCATCTTCCATCGCGCCATCGCTCAGGTTGTACCAATGCTGCATGCAGTGAATGCGTAGCATGGTTTCCAGCGGATAAGGTCGCCGGCCATTACCAGCCTTGGGGTAAAACGGCTCGATGACTTCCACCATGTTTTGCCATGGCAGAATCTGCTCCATGCGGGACAAGAAAATCTCTTTTCTGGTCTGACGGCGCTTACTGCTGAATTCACTGTCGGCGAAGGTAAGTTGATGACTCATGATGAACCCTGTTCCATGGCTCCAGATGACAAACATGATCTCATATCAGGGACTTGTTCGCACCTTCCTTAGATTACCCCAGCATGGATCATGGGTGAAACAGTAGGTCAGAGCTTCAGGCTCTGTGTTGTCAATACAGTGAGGCATAATTATGGCTTTCATTCCACCAACCATCGACGACGTTAGACATTGCTCTAACGCTTTATCTGTAGACCCCGCCGAAACCGACGCTGCCCGCGCCATTGCTGAACACTACTCAAAGATATCCAATCAGGAGTACCGCATCACCCAAGACGACCTGGATGATCTCACTGACACAATCGAATATCTCATGGCCACTAACCAGCCAGACTCACAATAAATGCACTAATAAATCTATTATTTTCGTTGGATCCTTCTATAATGGTGGCCAACAACTCCCAGTGTAATCCGCTGTGAGTTGTTGGCCATGTCAATTCTGGAGGAGGATCAATGATAAATTATGTCTACGGCGAACAACTGTACCAGGAGTTCGTCAGCTTCAGGGATCTCTTTCTAAAAAAAGCTGTTGCACGCGCCCAACACGTTGATGCCGCCAGCGACGGTCGTCCTGTTCGCCCGGTTGTCGTTCTGCCGTTCAAAGAAACGGACAGCATTCAGGCTGAAATTGATAAATGGACTTTAATGGCGCGGGAACTGGAACAGTACCCAGACCTCAATATCCCAAAGACTATTTTATATCCAGTGCCTAACATCCTTCGCGGTGTGCGTAAGGTTACTACTTATCAGACAGAAGCTGTGAACAGCGTCAACATGACCGCTGGCCGCATTATTCATCTGATTGATAAGGACATTCGCATCCAGAAAAGCGCGGGGATCAATGAGCACAGTGCGAAATACATAGAGAACCTGGAAGCAACAAAAGAGCTAATGAAGCAGTACCCGGAGGATGAAAAATTCCGTATGCGTGTACACGGCTTTAGCGAAACAATGCTGCGCGTCCATTACATTTCCAGTAGCCCTAACTACAATGATGGTAAATCAGTTAGTTACCATGTGCCGCTGTGTGGTGTGTTTATCTGCGATGAAACTCTCCGTGATGGAATCATCATCAACGGTGAATTCGAGAAAGCAAAATTTAGCCTTTATGACTCTATAGAACCGATCATCTGCGACCGCTGGCCGCAGGCAAAAATATATCGCCTGGCAGATATTGAAAATGTAAAAAAACAAATTGCCATCACTCGCGAAGAGAAAAAGGTCAAATCAGCCGCATCAGTTACGCGCAGCCGTAAAACTAAGAAGGGGCAGCCAGTAAACAGCAACCCCGAAAGCGCGCAATAGTTTTCCATCCGGCATGGTCAAATTGTTATTCATTAAGCCATGCCAGAGCTTCATCAACCTGCGCTTCGTCTTCGACGCTAAGCACTTCATCTTGGGGAACATAGTTCGCCAACATAGCGAAACAATATGTATCCCAATGGTCCGGTGAGTGCAGGTTGAGTTTTTTCTTCATATCTTCCTTTGACATCACCTTCCATTGACCTGCGGAATTTATCCCTACCGGTATCTTTGATGCTTCCTCTATAGTCGCAGCCCCCTTATCAAGCCTCATACGCCCTGATTTTACAGCTTCTGCCGCCTGAATATTCGCGAAAGCGCGCATATCGAAATAAAGGCTTTTATCTTCACGGCTGTGCATCTTTTTACCCCAGCGGATACGCTGGACGGTAATGCCATAGCGTTCGTACATTAGATCAGCCGTCGATTTCCCCAAGCCATCGCCATCAATAGCTATGGTTATGTTCGGGAACCGTTCTGGGTTACATTCTGCGAAAATCTTGGCGGCTAACTGCGTTTCTGTAACGTCTGTGTATTCCAGCATACGATAGTTGATTACACGGCGTTTATTTCGCTGGCCGGACACCATCATGATATTAATAACGGACTTATCTCGTCCTGTGCCACCAGCAACGTCAACACATGCAACCCAGCCCCATCCTTTGGCAATCTTGACCTTTCGCCGCGTCGCCCGCTCAACCTCATCACGACCAAGAAGAAAGCCATCTTGAGATTTGGGAAATTCACCACGTACTTTGATCATGTACATGGGGTTATCACGACCGCCATACTCCGCAAGTTTTGCTCGTATAAATTTTGCATCTACAAGCGGAGATTCTTCACTATTCAGTATTATCGCAGTAAACAATCCATCAGGATTTCCCGGGCGAATAGCTAGTCTGTGGTGTGAATCGTAGAAATAGCCTGAAGGTCGCGTAGGCTGGGAAAGAAGCAGAATACGGTTATCCTTACCGGTCAGCGCACCTGTTATCACACTGAATGCTTTATCACTCACACCCGACGCTTCGTCGATGATATACAAGAGATGATCGGCGTGTTCACCAGCCAACGCCTCCTCATTTCCGGGGCGACAGGACTTTATCAATATTGTCCAAACACCCTTGCCAGTCACCTCAAAAAAAGACGTTTCTGTAAGAATGAAATACTTCGACAACCACGGGAATCTGCTAACAGCAGTAGCCCAATTGCTCTTTATGTATTTGAAAATACCATCAAGGACTTGCTGTCTTTTGTTAGCGACCAGAATGACGCGAGCGCCGGGGAAAAACATGATGAAGAGTATTGCAATGATACTCGTCATATCCGATTTACCAGTACCATGGCCGGAGGTCACACTTGTCCAACTGCCGTCCTGCTGCGTGGACTCAATGATCTCATCCTGCTGCCAGGTTGGTGTCTTCCCAAACAACACATCAGCGGCCGCAATCCAGTCATAACGATATAGCGCCACCAGCTCGCGCCAACGTGGGTCCGTTACGCAACTTCTGGCCATTAATCATCATCCCCGTACAGTTTGCGGGTAACTTCTTCGTCTTCCTCCTCGTCTTCGTCCAGATCCTGTTCAAGCCATGCTTCGTTTGATATGCCTTCCGCATCGACATCACCATAACCACCTGTATCGACGATATCGGCAATTTCTTCTCTACGATGCTCAATCCACAATGCCGCATCAGCGCGGCGGCTGGCGGCCCGTTCTCGCGCGATTTTATCCAGATCTTCAAGTGATGGAGCGCCAGATGCTGTTTGGTTTTCCTCATCATCGGTATTGGTCTTAGGAGCACGCAGATCGGCTTTGATTTGCTCCAGCATCAGGGGCGGCACTTTTCCTCCATGCGCCTCGATGAATTCAGCCGCTTCCAGCACTGACCAGTTATTTTCACGCTTTCGTTCGTATGCCAGCTTAACAATGCCAGCTTGCCCCATAGATAAAGCGTGCTTTTCCGCCTCCCGGCTTTCTTTTCGATAGTTATTCCGGATGCTGTAAATGGTGTTGATCAGGCTGCTTATCTGCGCGGAACAGCTGTTTAGCATGCTCGCGATACGGTATTCAGGCGGAGTACCTTCATCATCGTCTTTTTGCTGATCGCGCATTTCCTGCACTAGGCGAATACACGTATCCCTGGCGTTCTCCAGCATAAGGAGATGAGAAAGAGACTTTTCCAGAAGAGTGGTTTCCAGAACATCGGCCCCGGACCGACGCAACATAGCGCGCGCGGCCTTCCGCGCTTCAACGTTATCTATCAGGTAATCGCCAGCTTCGAATTCAAAGCGTTCACCATCATCATCCAGGGTGTCGCGTTCCAGGCGATCACGTAAGGTCCGGTGGGCGCGGGTGATCACGTCATGATCATCTGAACGATCATTTATGCGCTTATTTTGGCGCTTCGCATTCTCGACTGCGGCACTGACAACGGCATTAACTCTTTGTTTTTCCGCTATTTCAGCCGAAATGTGATCACCTGCATGTTGATCATTAGAGTGATCAATGATCATGCTTTTTAGTGGCTTCCTGACTGGCTTATTTGGCTTGCGGCTGTCCGTAGTCCTGGTGTCTTCTTTGAAGGCACGGAGATAACGACGTGCGGTATTAGGGTTAAGATTAAACTCGGCGGCATACTGTGCGATGGTGTAACCACCATCTCGCGCCAGGCGAGCAAAATTCTTCTTGTGATCGTCCCAGGTCACTTATGCTTCCTTTCGTAAAAACTCTTTTTGACGCGAGGGTAACGAAAGTCACATGTCAAAAGGCCCGGAACGGGCAAGCAATCAATCAGATACGTGCGGATGTGGCATTACCGTAATGACGGTGCTGACGGGCCACCTTATTGAAAAGTTGACGCGCCATTACCCAAGGCTGGTGCTCCCGGCGTTCCTTTTCGTCCTGCGTCATATAGAGTTCGTTCTGGAGTTTTTCATCAAACCGGCGCGGAGCGCGGCTACGGCGAAAGAATTCAGGATTCAGAGAGTGGATCTGAAATCTACGTGGGCGTGTACTGTCATCTATCAAAACAGACGAATACTTAGACACAGCGATAGCCTTTAAGCGCAGATAAACATCGCGCTTATCGACATCCAGATGCGGGTATTCCTTTTCAAGAATTGCTGCGAGTTCTTTCGCTGATAGAAGAGATTTAGTGCGGATCATGTAATCCGCAATCTCGTACGATGTTATTCGTGAGTGATTTATTTCCATGAAGTGGCGTCCCTGCCAGTTAAGTAACATCCTGTCACCTACTGATTAGCCCATGTCAACTAATCAACGTGGAATATAATACCCTAGATTAAAGAAATAGCAATACATTAGAGCAATTTTATCTAACACTCGACGAATGACTTGTGATAACGCCCACTCCAAGCGCGTAATCAAAGAACAATCGTTGATGCATCGCCAACCTACCGTGCGTCTTCTCCCAATTATCGCGGTCACGCTCAATATCACGCTGGCATGACTGGCACAGAGGAATTGCGTAAATGTCATGCGCGCATAATCGACTATGACGAACGATATAAGGCGTAATGTGAGCGCCAGCTCCCGCAGCTCCACACCCACAGCATGGACGGGAAGCAACAAAGTCCATGTACTCAGGTAATTTTAGCGATTGCAGTTTTGGTATTTTGAAATGCGCCATGCCAGGGTCGGAGTCAACATCCACAGGGCATACTTTTGCACGCATCGGCGCGGCGCGTTCTTCCATCATCTGAACATATGCTGTAGCGCGATCGTCATACGGGCGAATATCCGCCTCTTTCAGAGGTCCGCTATCCTGCGGAGTAGCCTTCATCTTATTTATTGATATGCGGCAGACTTCTTCCGGCATCAGGTGCATCATGTTGCGCATGAAAGCCCACCAGCACAGCTCCTGAATACTTAAATCATGGCTATTTGAAAGGCCCATTTCCTGACGGGCGACATCCAGTATCCAGTTAACGCGATTATTGTGCAGCGTTTCTTTCAGCTCATTAAAACCACGCATCCGGTAATGGTTATCGTGATGCCAGCACAACAACACCGCGCTATTGTCTCGTTCAGCGTGGACAATATGGTTGTCACACCAACTACGATCTGCGGCCTGGCATTGACCCTCTTTCCTACGCAACCACGCCACCAGCGCGTCAATTCCACCAATACGGCGAAACAGTTCATCGCTGTTAAAAAACGGCTGCAACGCCTCATTTGTTGCCATGGTTTGCTCGGTAACAACGAGGCCGTCTTCCATGTGCTCGATTAACTCACGCGGCACCGGCTCCATAATAAATTTACGGCCAGCCTCCACCAGCTTTCTGACCTCCTGATCCACTTTGAACGTGGCGAGGCCAAGCTCTTTCTGTACAAATGGAGTAATTACGGCTTTCACATCACACCTTTAATCACTGATTGGGCTTTATCTGCTGCCCGGCATTCTCTGTTTAAGCACAACCATTTCCTGACGGCATAACACAGCAATAGCTGTCCTGGCACCAATTTGCTTACCAACCAGGTATTGCTTTACCTTGCGGCGACTCACGCCATCAAGAAGCATCTTTAACGCTTCACGGGACAACTTGTTGTATTTGCGTGCCATTAATCTACTCCGCAGAACCATACAATCTACGTAACGTGTCGGCGACAGAAGATACAGATATCTCGCCAGTCGCAGCGCCTACGGTAAGGTCTGCCAGTTCAGGTGAATCAAATACCTGCACCCCGTTACGGCGTAGAAATAGCAGCGCACTGTTTAGCGCGGTACGCTTATTGGCATCATTGAATATATGCCCTCTCGCTGTAGCCACCAGGTAGGTGGCGGAGACTTCGAAAAGGTCGGTGATCTCTTCGTAGGCAACTCTGGCCTGAACTCTCCCGATAATGGCCTCTGCCCTACCCGGATCAGACATTCCCGGCAGGCCGCCGTAGCGGCTTATATTCGCATCATGAAGCGCAATAAGTTCTTCCGGTGATATATGCCTCATTATCGGTTAACCAGTTCCTTGTTGGTGGAGTCCAGGGTGTCAAACAGGGATGCAAATTCAGCATCCAGCGCCGCTTTTTTGTAGGCTTCGAAAGTAGCCTTGCTGACAATTACTGCTGGCTCACGGCCTCTGCGGGTGATTTCAACCTCTTCCCCGGCTTCAACATTGTTGAGCACTTCAGAAAGGTTGCCACGCGCGGTACGGAAGTTAATGGATTGCATAAACACCTCGTGTACTCGTTATGTGTACACAATTATAAACTTCACAGGCATAAAGCACCAGCCCTTTGCAGCTTAAATAACCGGACAATCATCAAACTCCCCACTTCTGGCATCATTGATGACATGAGTGATCACACCAAAAACAGCATTACTGCCCGTGTATCCATCGTCATCTACTGGTAACGCCTCTTTCTTCCCGGTGCTTAAATCCTCCAGGTGCTGGCGCGGATACTTCCTGTATCTCTTTATGCGATATTCACCCTCCATAGCGCACACAAGCAGAGAACCATCAACCGGAGTAAGCGAGGAATCAACCACCAGCAAAGCACCCTGCAATATTCCCTCACGGTGATGGCTATCAGCTGCCCGCATGAAGTAGGTTGCTGATGGATGCCTGATTAGTTGCTGATCAAGAGAAATTCGGCTTTCAACATAATCCGCCGCAGGAGAAGGGAAGCCCATAGCGTTTTCACCTCAATAATACTGTTCATTTATACAGTATACATTAAAGAGACACCTTTGGTGCAAACGCGTTACGTACATCAACCACCGCTGATGATTTTGTGCTCTTTGCTACTATTCATCACCAACGGATCAGCGTAACCTCGTTGCCAATCAGTTAATAAGGAATTAGCTATGCCTGCCCGCATTCCTCTCGATCCTGTATTGCCCAAAAATTTTGACTGCACTCCTAACGAGAAACGCTCTAAAGCTCAGCTGGACGCCTGGTGGGACCATCCCTATGGGGTTACAGAACATGACGGGAAAATTGTTGTTTATTGTCTGAATGGTGGCGCGTGGGACCGTCCATCCGTGCTTGGTTTGGCAAATAACTATGATGAAGCCTGTGAGCATGACAAAAGAGCTGACAGGTAAAGCCCTGTTTATGGCGCTCAGGAGCCAGCGCCCACCTGCCGGGCTAATCCACCACTCCGATCGAGGTTCACAGTACTGCGCATACGATTACCGGGTCATACAGGAGCAGTTTGGTCTGAAAACATCAATGTCGCGTAAAGGTAACTGTTACGACAACGCTCCGATGGAAAGCTTCTGGGGAACGCTGAAAAATGAGAGCCTGAGCCACTATCGTTTTAATAGCCGGGATGAGGCCATCTCAGTAATACGGGAATACATTGAGATTTTCTACAATCGTCAGCGTCGTCACTCTCGTCTGGGGAATATCTCCCCGGCAGCCTTCAGGGAAAAATATCATCAGATAGCTGCTTAAAAAAGAACAAATGGTAGTGTCTGCTATTGCCAGTACACCTCAAGCATCACCAGATTATGCATCATATTTAATAAACAATAACACATCAGAATTTATCATTATACTACCAACCACAAACCTCACGGCAGGCCAGGAGATCGATTTCGAAATATTCGGAATGAAAACCATCACAGTGAAATCTAATAACTCGTCCGTGAATGTAAACGAAACAGTTTCATATTTTACTCCCTTGCACGAGTTCGATGGAGTGGTTCAGGATGGTATTTCTTTTCGTAACAATCTAATCAATTTGAATAAAGGAGTACAGTAGTCTCTTGGTTAATACTGGTTGCAAATATAATAGTTTTATCTGGGAGGCAGATCAAGAGAGGTCGCGCCTATCAACTTGCCGCCCTAACATAACGCATTGAAACTCTGGATTATATGTTAAAGAAAATTAGGAATAACTTCTTAGGAAAAATAAAAGAGAATTTTAATTGCATACATAAATGTTAAACTTCACAATCACCCACTGGCGCCAAAACGCGGCCTGTGGGTGATTTAACTATTTTACTTAATTTTTAGTAATATTTAAAACCTCTCATTTTCTTTTCTATTATCACTAATCATTTCATATATGTGAGGAGCCATAATCTTAGCAACAGTTAAAGATAAATGATTGTCGTCAAATAAGACAGGGTAATTTTCATACATCATAGAGCAAGAATCACGGTCACATAAGTATTTTTCAAAATGGAATATATTTACACCGTTCTCAAATTCAATCTTTTTAAAGGTTGTATCATCATAAGCGAAACTCTTATTAACTATGAACTTTGCATTTGCTAAATCGTTGGGTACGTTTACGCCAGGAGATGGAATCTGGTCTAAAACTGTTACTCTCTTACCACCGTCGGTAAGTTTCTTTACTGTATTTTCAAAACCTTTTACAAAACCACTGTATTTCTCATCTCCTTCATACTTGTTGTAGTTGGCTGCAAGAACTACATTTTTAATTTTTTTATTATTTAGAATAAAATCAAGAACGCGCATATTATGAGCTTGACACTCCGGCCTTTCGGTTGAAGTGAATCCGACTACTGGCGGACACGCTGAGTAAGTGGCTGTATACACGCTTGTCAATTTAGACAGCGCATAGGATATCTCGGCCCCATGACTATCACCCCAAACAAACAAGCTTGGCTCAATATCTTTTACACCTAAAATACAATACTGCGTAGTTTCCGGAACACCTGAACTGAAATGGCACTTGTCTCTTACAGGGCTGTAGTCTTTGGTTGAGGATAAAATATATGCTTTTTCATCACTAAGTCTATCTGTCCATCCCTTAAGAGGCCATATTGCTAACGAGGTTAAAAATAGTAATGAATATGCAACACTAGAATATTTGAAAATTCTCGTTCTATCATATGACTGCTTGTTTCTAAAAGGTGCCTCAATAAATCTTGTTGAAAACCAGGCGATTAAAATCGATAAAACAACCAACATCTCTCTTGATAAGTTGAGATCTATTATATATTTATCATGAGAAAAGACTACCAGCGGCCAGTGCCATAAATAAAGGGAATAAGAAATCACACCGATAAAGACTAACGGTTTTAAAGCTAGCATTTTCCCAACGAGGGTATCCTCTGCGTTCAGTATAATAAGGGTTGCGCCAAGCACTGGTAGAAGTGCGGCGTAACCTGGGAAAACAGTCTTCGATGTAAATGTAAATATAGAAAATAATATTAGCAACAAACCAAGAATGGAAAGCACCTCGTTTTGGCGCCTCCCTTTCGCTTTTTTGAATACGCCAGCAGCTGCAAGAGCACCGAAAGACAGCTCCCAATACCTTGTAGGAATAAGGTAGAATGATGCTGTAGGATGGTTCTTTGTAAGAATTACGCTGAACGCAAAAGATACAATAGCAAATAGCGAAAGAATTAAACCCACTCTTGATTTAAAGTATTTAAATGATAAAAATAATACGATCGGGGATATAATATAAAACTGTTCTTCTATGCCCAAAGACCATGTATGAAGTAGAGGTCTTTGTTCTGCATCAGTCGAAAAATAACCAGACTTTAAGAAACTGACAATGTTCGAAGCAAAAAGAAGAGTCCCTATTATTTCTTTTGGTAGAAAGGAATAGTTATCCGGGGCAAGGAATAAAGGGGATGCAATCAAAACAAATAAAATAACGCAGGTTAGCGCCGGAATTATCCGCCTAATTCTTCTTTCGTAAAAGGTTAACAGGCTGTAGGTTCCATTATTAATATCGTTTATTAAAATCTTTGTAATTAAATACCCACTGATAACGAAGAATATATCTACACCAACATATCCACCACTAAATCCAGAATACCCAACATGAAAAAGCAATACAGGCAATATTGCTACCGCACGCAAACCATCAATATCTTTACGATATTTAATATTGCTCATTGTAACCCCTCACCAGTGAGCCCTACACAAGATCATTCACAAAGGCCAAAGCAAAAAAATCATTTTTTATCAAAACCACCTCGATTTGTCCAGCAAGAAAACTGAAGCTTTGACAGCTACATATGAGGGTATTCTTATTTTGGTTGGCACCTAAGTTAATATCTAATCGGTTATGCTCTCGATAGATAGAAACTTCTGATAGTCTATTGGTATTTTAGGTTTGCCATGGCTACCGTTACTGTTCATTGTCCGCGTTGTAATTCAGATAAAGTTTATCTACATGGTCGTAGTTGTTCCAGGCATGAGCGCTTTCGTTGTCGCTCATGTAAACGTGTTTTCCAGAGCGATTACTCTTATGAAGCCTGAAGGCCCGGCGTGAAGGAGCAGATCGTTGAAATGGCTCATAACGGCGCAGGTGTCCGTGATACCGCCAGAACACTGAAGGTTGGCATCAACACCGTCATCAGAACTTTAAAAAAACTCTCCCCGAAGCGAATAACCTCCTCACCCGTTGCACATGCTGATGTGGCGCTTATCTGCGAACTTGATGAGCAATGGAGCTTCGTTGGCAGTAAAGCCCGGCAGCACTGGCTCTGGTATGCGTACAACACCAAAACGGGGGGGCGTGCTGGCCTACACTTTTGGTCCACGTACCGATGAAACCTGTCGTGAATTACTGGCGTTACTCGCGCCCTTTAACATTGGAATGCTGACCTCCGATGACTGGGGGAGCTACGCCAAAGAAGTGCCGAAGAAGAAACACCTGACCGGAAAAATCTTCACGCAGCGAATTGAACGTAACAACCTGACCCTACCACCCGCATTAAGCGGCTGACACGTAAAACACTCTGCTTCTCGCGCTCCGTGGAAATCCACGAAAAAGTCATCGGTTCCTTCATTGAAAAATACATGTTCTACCGATTGGAGGCTCTACCCAAAAATCTTTTCCATCAGGCCATCCAGCCCCCTTAGATAATTCCTTCACTAAAAAGTCAATCAGTGTCATAGCGTTACCATCCTTGCAAGGCGCTAACGCTATTTTGGCAAGCTCCAATACATCATCTGCCGTGTATGGGAGTATCGGTGTCACAGGCGAGATTAAACTCGTTCCAGTCCTTTGTTAATGCACCTTTACCTGGTGGCGGAAGCAAATGCAGTCTGTCTTCAGTTGCCTCTGATATTGTTCCATCAATATCGACTATGACGATGTACGGACGTTCCTGGTGTGCGTGTTTATTGAAAATACTCAAATGCCCTCCTCATTGGACGAAAAAAATGCTGGTGGGAGCACTCCACCAGCATTAAAAGTGACACTGTAACTATCAGCGAACGTAAATAGTGCCGCCGTTCTCTTTTTCCCATGCATCGCTACGTGCATAGCAAACATCGAGAAGTCTTCTTGCCGCAGTTTCCTCTAAACCCAATTCGACAACCAACTGCTCATGACGGCGGGTAACCACATCAAACAGGGTATGCAGCCCTTTAGTTGCCAGATCATCAATGAATTCCGGTTCGAACGGCAGCTCTGCATCTGCTAACATAACCTCTTGCGCCCACTCAACTCGACGGACCAGTTCCGGGCGGCGGCTTTCCATCTCTTTACAGATCAATTCATGGAAGAACTCTACCCAACCTTCCGGCTGGAACTCGCGGAAAATTGCCAACGGCTGGAAGTTTGGCATCAACCATTCGTTGATTCGGATATCAATGGCATAGCCCATGTCGCAGCAGAACTGATAAGCAAAGTCCAGCTTAGAAACGATATAAGGACGCTCGTTATTGAACTCTTTAGGCGATGAGATCCCATAAGCCAGGAGGCGCGGGAAGAAGGAGATTTGCCCTAACGTCGGATGAAGTTTGCTTGCAGGGAAACGGCGCTCAGTAATGCCATACATTTCCTTCTTGAGCGTCGCAAATTTGGCATTCTCATTAACCAGCGCGGTAACCTCTGCTTTTTTATTAGCAAATGCCACGCGCGCCTCGCTTGCATCTTTAATAGTTTTTTTGAGCTGTTGGTTAAGGTCGGCGACCTGCTTACGCAGTTCCTGTCGCTCGCTTTTAGCTTTGTTATAGCGTTTCTCAAGGTTAAAAGGATCAAGTTTCATGATCTCTTTATATTGAGATTTTAGCGTTGAAATCTGTGAGTTCCGCAGTTCAACCATCGCGGTCATTTCATTGAGTTTTGTTTCCAGCTCAATGCTTATACGTTCGGCATTATCAGCACGCTGGTTGGCGTCATGCGTCGCATCGTCGATCGCGTCCTGTTGCTGGCGTTTCAAATGTTCAATTTCCAGCTGAAGCTCTTCAATTTCTTTACCCTTCAGACCGAGATCCAACTGCATATTTTCAGCTGCATCTACCAGGGAGTTATGGCTATCAGCTTCTGCGTTATAAACATCAATAAGCTGTGCGTGAAGCATCTCCGCTGACTGAACCGCATTATCAAAAAAACGCGCTGTGAGGTCATCACAACTAACGCGGCGTTGCGCGGCCCGGATGTTCTGGATAATGGCCGGGATACCGGCATTCAGGACATCAGGGATAGATACATTTTCGATTGATTGCTTTTGTGCTGAAGTGCTCATTTCAAAGTTCCGTATTAGCTTGTGCTTCGGTCATTTTTCCTAAGTATGAAGGAGGAAGGACTACGCAATTTGTATCCAGTCCCTCACCTATGGCAGCCTGTAAAATTCTGGCTAAGGTGAGTCTCTTGTTGCGATACCTGGTGATGACATGCCTGATACCGCCGGTCGGCGTAACAAAGGCGATCAGCCAGTAGTGATATTTCCGTCGGAATGGCCACATAGTGCACCTTGTAAATTGCTCTAATAAAAAACGTGATGAGTGTACATCACGTTTTAAAAATATGGAATTATTAGAGCAATATTATTCTGATTCTCGCTCAAAAAATGAGCTGATAAGGGGAAGCCAATCCTCTGACACTTCGCGAGGTCGCGGTTTGCCGTGGAAAAAGATTATTCGGCAGTCTTTTGGTAATGCCCCATTCCCCCTGGAGTAACGCGCGCTCGCATATTTTGAACCAGGTTCCACAACATCGGCCTTGTAACTTACAAACCATCCTGGATACAGATCCTGAAATGCTGGTGTATCATCGCCCATAACCTTTCGTAAGAACCCCTGGTCACCCCAGCACTCAGTAGTGACACAACGAGAAATCCAACCTTCCGGATCTTGCCAGAATGAACTCCAGATATGCGCTTTAACACTATTTGGTATCCACAGGGCACCGCTGCCACGATATTGTGGATGGTAAAAATCCCTAAGCATGGTGAAGCTGGTTGGTGGATTCTCTAGGATTAGGCGTATATCACCGGCAATAACCGTGTCCAAATCCAGATAGAACAGATCATCGGTTATATCCGGTCGGAACAACTCGATTTTCGCCCACCAGCCACGGCACTTTTGCCACTGGTTGATCAATGGGATAACTTTGACGCCAGGTACATGTAAACACTTCAGGTCTGTCAGGCAAATAATTTCATAGTCTTTTGGCAGTTGATTAACCAGCCACTGCACATCGGAAGCGTTATAGTCACCACCAGAGCGAAGAACTAAAGCAATCTTCATGCTGCACCATCACCTTTCACTTTCATCAATGTCAGGTTTCCGCAAAATACGGCACCTGTGTCGATATAATGCTGATTCCAGAATGTCTTCGGGCTTTTCACCGGAGTGTGACCAAAGATAAAACGATCTGCGCCCGAAATTTCGCCACCAATATCATCCATCGAATCACTGATACGCTCGCGCGCCCAGACAACGTTGAAAAGCGGCACCTCCTTACCGAATTGATATTCATTATCCGGATAGTCGGCATGGGCTATAACGATAGTTTCTTGCCCGGTGTTCAACTCAATGATATAGGGCAGTCGTCTTACCAACTCCACCAGCGCCCTGGCTAATATTTCCTGATCAGCGTCCAGCATAAAGAACCATTGACCGCCATTCATTAGCCAGTTATTCACGTTGCCATCAGGACTTAACGCATCGAGCATCAACAGCTCATGGTTCCCCATTACTGCCCTGAACCAGGGCATCTGCAATAGTTCCAGACATTCGACATTTTCAGTACCGCGATCGATAAGGTCGCCGACCGATATCAGTAAATCCTGCGCCGGGTCAAAATCCACACGATGGAGTTCGGACATCAGCCTGGTGTAGCAACCATGCAGATCACAAACAACCCAGACATTCCTGTATTTGGTACCGTCGATACGGTGATAAATTGTGGGTGCCATCATGTATTCTTCAGCCATTCTTTAAGAGTCATCTGCGGAATACCTCCCATTTTCCCGCATGAAACAACGTCAATCTGTTCACGCGCAGACTGGAATAACAAAGGCAGGTGACTTAGATTTTTTGGCGTGCCGCCGGAGTGAACGCGTAGTTCTTGCGTAGCGTCAACGCCCACAAGGGCTACATGTTTGAATCCGATATGGAAAGCCAGGTTCAGAGCACCATATGCACTATTGCCGCTGGCAATTTCATTCTCATCTTCGCAAAGGCCGAAATGTGCGGACCAGCGCCACGCCCACCACTCGGGAGAATTCGTATTTTTTGGCTCTGTGCCGCGTTCAGCCACACGACGGAAGCACAGAATGCCGTCTCTGACTTCACGTTCTTTAACATCGGGTAGTGCCATGCAATAACAAACACCACGGCGACGGCGGCCACGACCAACGCGCCGCATATTGTCTGGCGATGGATCAAGTGTGAAAAAATAAGAAGCGCGGTTAAGCCAGTCGATAGCCCCATTGACCGCTATAATCGGCACTCCGCGCGGCGCAACAAAGTTTGCGGCGCTTGGGCCACTGCCGACGATAATAACGCGATCACTGCCTCTAAATTTATTCTTGGGAAACATTGAATTGCACTGCTCCTACTTGCATTCAAAATATGTAAATCTGCGTGTTTTTTGCGGGTATCCAGGAACTGCTGTTGCCATTTTGAAATAGACACCTGCGTTGGATTCCGTAGGGCTTGAGGGTGCGCGCCATGCCAATGAAGGCCGTTTTGCAGAGAACAGTCATAGCCGACTAATACCACTACTTCAGCCCCTGATTCAGCAGCCAAACTGATAGCCTGCGCGCCGCTATTTACCCCTTCCGCCGGTCCACAATATCGCCTGTACTCCAACGAAAATGATTTCGCCGCCGCCAGGTTGGCTGTCACTTTGCGGAATCTCCCTCCCGGTATGGTGGATCCGTATTGCTTCCACCATGACAAATCACCGGCGTATAAGGCATAAATGTCATCGAACATCTGCCAGGAATTGTTAACCGCGATGATTGAACAGCCAGTTTTTTCTATAGCAGCACAGTCCTCACGAGTGAGTGACGGACCGCTACCGACACAAAAAACAGTCCTAGTCGCCCTGGGTGGTATGTTCATTCTCAGCTGCAAATTCAGCCTCCAGGCGAGCATTCATTTCAGCGATTACAGGGTCCACTACAGCATCTGTTTCCTGTTCATTACGCGGCATGACCGATGCCAGCGACTCATAATTAACCTTGGATGACACGATTATTCTCCCGATGTTAAGGTGCACTACCGCAAAGAGCTGATATGCACTAATTAATTTATTATTTTAAGCAGCATACAACCACTTATCGCCGTTCAATACATGCTCAATAGCCTCACCCTTTTTAAGGCTTATGTATTCCAGGATGGCGGTAATCGCTTGTTCTGCACCATACGCAAGAACAACGTAGTAACCTTCTTCTCTAAGCCTGCGCATCCAGGCGATCTGCTCTTTCGTCGGGGCTTTACCATTTGGTTCTTTAAGCTCAATTCGCATGCCGTGATAAATACCGCATGCTTTATCGAGACTCATGTCCGGATAACCTTTTTTCTGCCCTTCAGCCTTCATTTTCCCGGCGGTTGATTTTGAACGCTTCCCTCCGTTAGGCGTTGCATGCAACAGCTCATAGATGTCAGGGTGCTTGCGTTCGAAGTAATCAAAAATGAAAACCTGCTCGAAGTGCTCGCAATTTCCGTCGCGCAGGTCTGGGTTCTTTGCCAGTGCTGCAAGTGCCTTCGCATGTGGAGAAACTTCTTTTACCGGCGCAAGCGATAAGAATGGATCCTTTTTGGTTTTTGGCCTGGACCTCCCCTTATTTCGACGCTCACTAAAAGCCTGAAACTCTTCCTCAGTAAAGCGCAACACAATCAGTCAAATCCTGCCGGTCGCATGCCATATTTACGCTGTTTTGCGGCCTGCTCTTCCCTGTGCCATTGCGCACACTCAGCGTCACAATAGATGCCTGATTCAATCGGTTCATTGCAGTAACGACACTTCCCTGTAAATACCTGACTCACGACCTGTGCCTGCTTTCTGATGTTATCGATGGCCATGTCTTTGAGAGCTTCTAACTGATTCATGCTCAGCTCTGCATCATCAACACGCTCTGCCAATTTTGTTTCCTCATGAAGAACCTACTTAAGGGCAGAATGATACATTTCACAACCAAAATTGCACTAATAATTTTCTTTTATTGAGTTAAATAATCAACAAATGACTAGCGGTAGAATCACCATCATCTATTTCTGGCAGGCTGACTATGGCTACATCAATCACTACAACCCAAAGCACCCGGCAATATCCTCTGTCGCGGTATGACGACCGCAACATAGCCGATCCAATACTCAGGGCAGAGCTACGCAAAGAGGTGATGCTTATGTGTGAATCGAACGACAAGAATCTGACGATTTATTACGTTCTTCCCGATGAGCAATATCGCCCGGATTTGCTGGCTTACCGTATGTGGGGCATAGCAGAGCTACGCTGGGTTGTGACGCTCGCCGCCGGGCTTGAGGATGAGTCTCAGGGTATGACTGTTGGCAAAAAATTAAAACTCCCACCTGCCACCTGGATCCGCGAAATGATTCGCCATTTCCAATACGACGGCCAGGTAATAGGGACATTATCCATTGCGTAAGGGAAATGAATGCCAACTGAATATGCTCGCGACAACCTTGGTCGCTATCAGACTGATGGATTAAGTGCAAAAGACTTTAACAAGGTCTTCGATCTTATCCGTAAACAGCAGCGTCAGAATCGGCGAAACGCGCGACGTACACTCACCCCAAGGATTATGGGGATGCGTAACCGCGAACTTGAGGCATTCCTCAGCCTTGGGAAAAAGAAAGATGGCACCTACTTTACGCCCGAAGATATACGCAGCTTCAACACCTCAAGGCAGGCTCATAAAACAAAATTCAAGAGCACGGTACCCGGCATTACCTATGCTCAGCTGGTGGCGCAGTCCACCAGCATTGATATAAAACGCGCTAACAACAAAGTTTCTGATGGCACAGGGATCAAAGCCGCGACATTCCTCGGGCTAAAACACAACCTTGCATTGATATCTGTTAATGCCTCGGATGAGTCGGTCCACCAGCATCACCGTGTCAGAATTCGATTTGAGGAATGGGATAAAGCCGTTGAGGATATTGCTGAAGACGGTGCGAAAAAAGCCCGAATCGCTGCCGATCTCTGCAAGGGCCGGGTATCTTTCGACTGTGATTGTGGACGCCATCAATACTGGTATCGTTATATGGCCACTGCTGGTAACTATGCTGTCGCGCCGCCAAAAGAGTATGCATTCCCCAAGATCCGCAACCCTGATCTGACTGGTGTAGCCTGCAAACATGTGTTGCACGCTATGACGCGTTTTCAGTCTCCCACATGGCACAAGGCCATCATTATTGCCCTGGAAAAAGCAGCTGAACAGGTAGCCTTCGGCGATGACAAGCGGAAAACAACAACCTATTTCAAAGGCGAACTGGCTAAATCGCTCGCGCGCAACCGGACAACAACGACGGATCAGGCTAAAGCTGCGCGTGAGTATGAGCTGTATCTGAAATCTCAGGATGCATTAGGCAAAAAACTACGCGCCAAAGATAGCGCCACGGACAACGTTCGCCGGTTGTTAAAAAAAGCTCGCACCACGGCAAACAGGAAGAATGCCGAACTAAAAGCATCGCGGGTGAGGGAAGCCCAGGCTCGCGCTGAAGCCGACGCTCTCAAAAAAGCCCTGCAAACGCAGGCGAACAACCTCATAAAGTTTTTCATGAGTCAGGGAATAGACAAGGCCGCTGCCACCGCGCAGGCGCGAAGCATTCTTGAGACACAAATTAATGAAGCCCGTAAACGGAAAGGATAATCGATGGCTGGTTTCTTTGATGACATGTTTGAGGATACAGAACCATCACAACAAGTGACTGGTGATAACCTCCCGGACACCGAATCGGATCCGGATATTCCAGGCGAAGGTTCTGAACTGATTGAAGAGGAAGATATTGATGCTGAAATCGAAACCGATGGTGTTAACGTTGGTAATATTGTTGATCCTGTGGAGGATAATCACCTTCCCAATCTGGATCACGGCCTGCTTAGTGATTCTGGTGTGCGCCACCGTTATCAAGGTCATGCAGTTTTTAATAACCTTGTGCGGATGGACTGGCTCAAAGCAATCAAGCTAGACCCTGACTCATTCGATGCAGTTCTGTATCGCGCAATACCTTACAGAAACAAAAATGCACCTGAAACGGCACCTGAAATAATAGAACCGAACCAACGCATATATGACTATCAGGATCCAGAACTGATAACGGCCCTCGACTGCCCGGATGAGATGGACGCCTTCTACGCGCTATACGACGGCAGTGATAATACGGGAATTAGCGACAGTGCTTTAATCCTTCGGTTAGCCGCCGTCAATGTGCCAGTGGGTTCTATGCTCGAATGGCTGGAACAGCTGTCAGACGGCACAACCATTCGCCGCTTCTGGTACATCCATAAAATATTCAATTACGGCACTGCCAGGGTAGGCAGTTTGTTTTATTGCGTGCCTTCACGCGCCTTTGAAGGGAATTTCATCGGTGATTCTGAATAATCAGGGATGGCTACTGGCCATCTTTAAGAAAAAAGGTCTTACTCCAACTGGTAAGCTGGAATTTGCCACTATTGATGGCATTGATTCGGCGCTCGCACAGGCTTTAAACGAAGCGTTCGACTCACAAGTTGTCAGCTTTAATGATCGCATTAACCAGTCGTTCCGGGAGTTCCTGAAACGCACACCAAGAGATCGCATAACGCTCGGCACTTTTAGTGATGTGAAGGAGTGGTTGTCGTCATTTGAAGCCGATCGCGCCGGGCGCAAAGATACAGCCTCTGCTGGCCCGGTAAATAAGCTGGCAATGCCGCTTGTGAATCTGTCTCGTTCTCCCGCATTTTCAATTTATGAAGGTGAACTGTGCCGGGATAATTACGATGAAGGGCATGTCACCAATGAAAATGATGAGATTGAAGCCCTGGTATCGACTATCCCTTTCTCACTGGAATATTCGCTATGGATAGCCAGTGACGAGAAGGAATCTCTTGGGATGGTTACAACTGCATTAGCATTCTGGCTACGAATGTATGCCAGCCTCGGGCAGGCATCTTTCACTCACACTGCCAATGTCGGCGGTTATGAGATACCGGTTACCTGTTACATAGAAGGGCAAAAATCAATCGCATTTCAGGATCTGACCACCGGCACCACCGACAACAGGCTGTTCGCGGTTGGATTGAACCTCACAGTAGTGGCGGAGCTTCCTATCCTGGCTTATATGCAGCAAACCACCGGCACCATAACGGTAAAAGCGAAAATTCTGGAGGAATGAGATGGCCACAAAGACCACCACAGCCCCGGAAACTGATTCAAAACGCACTCAGCTATTCCTGCAATCTGTTTCAATTGGGCAGAACGAAATCCCTCGCGAAATGATCGTAGGATGTACCTATGTCGAACCCGGGGAGCTATCTGGTCCCCAGCTTATGCTCATGGTCAGGGATTCAACGGCTTACGTGGTCAATAAGCTGGGGGTGAAATTTGGGACAATACTGACAGTTTCACTTGGTGATCCGGAAGGTCATGGCGGCATCCTCTTCTCGGAAGAATTCTTTGTTCTTAAAGCGCCGCGCAAGGACGATACTGTACTGATTTACGCGTTTAGTAACCCGGTGCGGTTATTAAAAGTTCCGTCCACCAGCGCACAGTATTTTGTTGATAAGCCCCCATCAGCCGTAGTTTCCTCTCTTGCCCCTGGTCTGAAGGTAAATGCTGACTCATTCAGAAAAACATCCACATACCACCTAAATGTTGGAGAAAAACCGACCAAGGTATTGCAGGAGATAGCCCGCGATACCGGTTCTATGTGCTGGGCATCCAGGGGGACGATCAATTTTAAAAGTATGGAAAAAATGGCAAACGCCGCTCCATCGCTTACTTATGAGTCCGCCAATCCCAACACATCCGGATTTACAATTAGTCAGTTCAACATCCTGAATGCCGATTATGAATACCAGCGCCGCCACAATTACAGAATGGCCAGTTATGACATGACCAAAGGTGTGGTTTACTCAGGTAACCAGGAAGACCCCATTAAATTTACGAGCAATCCCGATCCTACCGCGCTGGCGAACTACAACAAATTCATTCTCCCCCGCCTCGATATGCTGGTGGAAGGAAATGCCGCGCTAACTCCGGGTACGACGCTGAAAATTGTCGTGCATAACACGGCAGGTGACGGAGAACTCGATGAATCTATCCCTGACAAAATGATAGTGATGTCCGTGACTCATTTCGAAGACCGCTTCCGTTTTGTCAGCCGTGCACAGTTAGGAGTGGTAAATGGGTAGTTTGACAGGGAAGTATCGGGCTGTAGTGGTAAGCGTCGATGACCCTAAAGGTCTGATGCGTACACAAATACGTGTTGTCGGCATGATGGATGGGTTACCAGATGCCTCATTGCCGTGGGCAGAAGCTATATTGTCCAATGCAAACACGTTTTCACCATTTCTGCCCGGCGATAAAGTATGGGTAGAATTTCCCTACAATGGGGATTCTCGATGGCCATTGATAATCGGTTATGCACAGGATGCATCCGGTGGTGCTCCCAATGTGCCTCCTGAAGCGTCAGGACAAGGTGAGGGCTATGTATCGCCTGAAGTCGAAGGTGCACCAGCACAACCATCAACCAGCGCCAAAAAAGACTTTATTTCGTCGCGGAACGGACTAATGGAGGTCCGGACGGCGGGCGGAGCCTGGGCCGTTACGCACTTGAAAAGTGGAACAACAATCGGCTTCAACGAGGCCGGGGAGTTATATGCCATTTCTCAAGGTCCGGCATTCATCTCTTCCGCAGGAAATCTCGATATAAAGTCAGGCGCGGATGTCGCCCTGAAGGCAGGGGGAAGTATGGCGATAGAGGCCAGCGGGAATCTATCCATAAAAGCCGCTCAAGTCTCTGTTGACAAGGCTTAAGAAAAGCCCGGCGTTCGGGCTTTTCTGTTATGACGGATTCAATTTTTTATCCGTTACCGCGCGACGGTTTCTGCGTGACAAACGTCTCAAGCATCTTTTCCGCAATTGCCGACCAGGTGTGACACTGGACCTTTTCAGCATTTTTCACGCGATCAACGCGAGCAATAACCTCATCCCAATCAATCCGCGACTTGATAACCATATGGTTCACCAACTCCAGGCGATCCGGCGGAAGGCAATCGGGCGGCGTTAATATCAACGCTCCACACATTGCCGCCTCAAGAACAGTTAATCCAAGGCTTTCGGGATGCGTAACGATAAAAATGTCACTCTTACGCAATTCAGCTGCAAATTCGGTTGCTGGTACCGGAGTCCGTCTGTATGGGGTTACCGAAATATTCCCCGGCTCAATGGTAACCAATCCGTCATCGGTCAGCGTTTTGGCCTCATACGGAACGGTCAGGCGCTGAAGGTTCATAAGGATACTTAAGGAATGATCAAACCCACTAACATCAAATGCCGCGTGGTCTACAAAAATACGCAGAACATCGTCTGTTTTGGTTTCCAGATGGAACAGCTCCTGATTCGCTGCCCATCCAACATGTTTGTTAAAGCGATTATGACGCTCTAACCTGCCGGGATTATCCAGGTACCGCCAGGTATCATCGCGGACAGTAAAAGTAATATCAACTGGTGCCGAATCCAGCATAGAACCGTCGTATACCTGAGCTACCCATCCAGTGAATCGACGACGCAGTTGCACGCCTATTTCCCTGGGCACCGTAGTAAAATACCGCAATCCTGGCGCTAAAATGGCTTTCGCAGAACACGAGAGCGCAGCGGTCAACACAGCTTCAACATAATCCTCCGGGCTTTCGACGCCGGGAGAATATGGACGATGGTATTGCAATGTTACCCCAGCCTCACTAAAGGCGCAGGCCAGGTTGTATGCCCACATTTCCGTATATGTTTTCACATCACTGATAGCTTCAAATTTTCGCCCAATGATCAGGATGTTCATTGCGTCTCCTTTTCCCTGACTAAAAGCTCATCCAGCTTGCTTTTATGTTTGAGCACATAGCCACATATTTTTCCTTTGGAGCTAATTTGCGGAATGGAATAATATTCCGAAAATACTAATTCAGCCTTTTCTAAGACAAGTGAAACACCATAGCGCGCAACATGTCTGTCGATCATTTTTGCATCACTGAGATTACCTTTAATTGATAGCCAGTCGTTGAGGTACATATGGTTGCGATTGGCTTTTTTCAGCATGTCGCTCAACCAATTTTTATTACGCTTAGTTAGTTTCCGTTGCATCAATAATCCTCTTGCCAGTCAGCACCAGCATAGTTATCAAACCGTGAGTATTGGCCGTTAAAAGCCAATCTCACCGTGCCAATTGGGCCATTTCGTTGCTTACCGATAATCACCTCGGCAATGCCCTTCATTTCGCTATCCGGGTGATAAACTTCGTCGCGATACAGAAACATGATCAGGTCTGCGTCCTGCTCAATTGCTCCTGATTCACGTAAATCTGAATTTACCGGTCGTTTGTCCGCACGCTGTTCAAGTGAACGATTAAGTTGTGACAATGCCACCACCGGTACTTGTAATTCCTTCGCCAAAGCCTTCAGTGAGCGAGAAATCTCGGCAATTTCCAGCGTTCGGTTATCTTGCAGCTCGGGGACGCGCATAAGTTGCAGGTAGTCGATCATAATCATGCTCAAACCACCATTTTCTTTATAAACACGACGAGCGCGGGAACGAAGCTCTGTAGGTGTCAGGGCGCTTGAGTCATCAATAAAAATATTTTGCTTGTCCAACAGAATCCCCATTGCGCCAGAAACCCGCGCCCAATCCTCGTCGTTAAGTTGCCCTGTTCGAATACGAGTCTGATCAACGCGTGCAAGAGAAGCCAGTGAGCGCATCATCAGCTGGTGGCTCGGCATCTCAAGGCTAAAAACCAATACGGGCTTATAGTTACGGACTGCGGCATTTTCGACGAGATTCATCGCAAACGTGGTCTTCCCCATAGATGGGCGGGCGGCGACAATGATGAGATCGGACGGCTGAAGCCCTGCCGTCTTCTTATTGAGATCGGTAAATCCCGTATCAAGCCCCGTTACACCATCATGTGGTCGCTGAAACAACTCTTCTATGCGAGATACCGTTGCATCGAGAATGCTGGCGATATCTTTTGGACCACTACCGCTCTTTTGTCGTTTTTCAGCTATTTCAAAAACGCGGCGCTCGGCCATATCCAGCAATTCATTGCTGCCCCTGCCATCCTGCGCATATCCAGCTTCGGCTATTTCATTTGCGACGGAAATCATTTCACGAACAACCGCGCGTTCACGAACGATATCCGCATAAGCACAAATATTTGCCGCGCTGGGCGTATTCTTTGACATCTCCGCAAGGTACGCAAAACCACCGGCGCGTTCTAATTTACCGTTCTGTTCAAGTGCTTCAGCAAGTGTTATCAAATCAATCGGTTTGCCATGACTTAATAACCTCTCCATCTCACTGAAAATTTCACGATGAGCACTGGTATAAAAATCATCAGCAACTATACGATCTGCAACTTCATCCCAGCGGCAGTTATCAAGCATTAAGCCACCAAGTACAGCTTGTTCTGCACTAAGGGAATTTGGCATGGATTCAAGAGGGGATGCAGACATTAGCACTCCACCCAGGCGTGCTGAATGTCAGATATAATCGGCATACTCAAATCACTCCTAACGATATGAGTCATCACCAGAAAATCAGGATTAATGCGCCGGACTCTTCCCGGCTGTCACACCGAATCGCCAGGATGGTGAATCCCTTTACCCGAGAAACAACAAACGGTGGCTTGCACATTCCGGCTACCTGGTTCGTTGCCTGAGCTAGGGGCAAGGTTCCCCCCTTTTAACGTCACCAGACCGCTAACGACGCATGTGCCAGACGCCGTGTTACAACCAAATATGGTGGCCCCTACCGGACTTGAACCGGTGACCGTGCGATTATGAGTCGCCAGCTCTAACCACTGAGCTAAAGGGCCGGATTACTGTTTCCTGAGTGCTTCTATGACGCCAGCAATACCGCCTACAACTATGCCAGCAATGACAACGAGAACAATTGGATGCTTGTCAGCAAAATCCCAGAAGCCCATCACTGATCCTTAGAAGCTGTTTTTAATATCGGCCATACCAATGTTACAGCTACTGCCACCAACGCCCCGTCCGATAAAACTGACAGGATTGTGCTGGTGAAATCCACCAGCACGGACAGCAAGAGAAAACCAATGGCGATTGCGATACGTGCCTTGCTTGCCATTACAGATAATCTTCCACACGAAGACCTAAACGACGGCCTACTTCTTCCAGTACTTTGTGTTCTGCTGGCTCGATTTCACCGTCCGCTTCTGCAATTGTCAGCATGTTAACGAATACTTCTTCCGCTTCTTTTGGATCGTTTTTGATATCTTCAATTTCGCGAAGGATATTCATGCGACCAACACGGAAGCCAGCTTCCAGTTGCTCGGTAAAGCGGGTAATTGTTGCAGTAATTTCGTTACCAAAATGACTAAGACGCGGATTAGAGCGGACAAGCTGATCAAGTTTCGCTGTTTCTTCTTTTTCGATTTCACCATCAGCGGCAGACACCAACAAACAGCCACCGATAATGGCCTCCATCAGATCGCGATTCTCAACTTTTTTCAGCTCTACTTTTGCAGAAGCAACTTTCTTGCCGAACAATTTACCGAACATTGGTTACCCCTCAATAAAAGTGACATATTTATTAGATTGCGGTGTCGGGTGCCTCCCGGTGTCCTTTGGCTGGTTATCCACCGTGGACGGGGAAACAAGGAGAAATGAATGGACTGATATAACCATTTCCCCGCGTGCGCTTAGCCGCATTCACCGCAACGGAAAGAGCATTCTTGGTGGACCTGTAGATTGGGATATGAACCCGTTACAGGAGAATGCTCTTACCTGTTACGTGCTCCGTTTCGTGGAGCTAACGGCGGGTGATCGGGCCGCACCAGACTGGACTTATTTCAGCGTTATGCTCATGCCAGAGAATCAAACTGTGATGGTCGGTGCTGAACTCCGACACAGGGTTGTAGCAAGCCCCGCAAAGCGCGCACTACTGTAGTTGCGGCACATCAGCCTGTGCATTCACCACAATGTTGAGAACACTGGTTGTCACGCTGCAACGCAACATTTATTCGTAGATTGGGATATGACCCCGTTACGCCAGTGTTCTCAACGTTGTAGTGCCGGTTACGGTTCCGGCCAGGCCTCTTCCTCAACGGGGTGTTCTCCATCCGGACTACCGTTTATTGGTCGTTCCTGCGGTTTATGTTGTGAAGCCAGATGCTTATCTTCTGGTTGCTTCAAAGAGCTGCACTTCATCACAACGGTAAGGGTACTTCGTAGGGATTCGAACCCTCTGCCAAGCACGGCGATCTCCGACGTCGCAAAATACCCTTACCTGTTGTGTTGGTGCCGGTTAACGGACTCGAACCGCTGACATCCTGCTTACAAGGCAGGCGCTCTACCAACTGAGCTAAACCGGCATTGGCGATGGTGGATGGATTTGAACCATCGACCCGTTGATTAACAGTCAACCGCTCTAACCGCTGAGCTACACCATCACTTGCCGGGTACGTCTCCGGCGAGGGCTTCCACCTCCGTATGCTTTTCGGCGCACCGCGCCCTGGCTGCAATTCGGTAACAGGGGATGCATAACCCTGGCTTCCAGCGTGATTAGCGCTTTCAGCATGACGGGATATACCCGTAAATTCGTGGAACTGTACCCAAAGTGCTGTTAAGCACCGCTGTTACGCTGAAAAGAAGACGCAACAGGAAAGGACGCTGACCAACAGATGGCCCCTTCTCGTTCATCTGGTTAATCACACCAGCGCCCTTGCCTGTTATGCCTCCCCGTTCCCTAATACACAGACGGGGACACTCTGCGGTCGATTTTTTGACGGGGGACGACTCATACCCCGTGGCGTCAGGCTTCTTAGGCCGCTACCATCATCAGATCATCGTTTGCATTTACTTTAATGGTCAGTTTCTAAACCGCCGCAAAGTCGCTAACCATGACGAAAACCCTGAAAAAAACACCCACCCGAAGATGGGCAAACTGGAAGCTCGTAATGCACTTCGGTGTTGCCACTTAGGCGCATGGTCAACCTGGCAACTCGGTGGTTTGTCTGGGAGGACTAGGCCCAGCCATGCTTACCGCCGCGCCTGTCGCGGCTAACAGCTAAATCGCTCTATAAATCACGATTCATTGAGGCGATATTACACTAATAAATTTATTAGAGCAATATAGCTATAACGTCATGAGCAACACCACGAGTGTCCCCCTTACAAGACACAGAACGTCTGGCAAAAAGAGGTTCCACTCTGAAGCCACTGTCCTGATAAAGCTCTCTGATGTTTGGCGCGCCACTGTTAGTAATGAGAACCTTTGCACCTCGGCGATGGGCATCCGTCAACAGAGACACCAGGCGTTTTTGCTCTTCAAACTTAAAGTCATGACCGGAATAGTTCGTGAACCCCTCTGTATTGGGGAGCGGTTCATACGGCGGATCGCAAAAGATGACATCTCCTTCTCCGGCACCTTCAATCACCGCTGCAAAATCACCGCATACAAACTCAGACCGCCCTTCCGCACCGAGGAAGGCTTCCATTTCCTGTAATGGGAAATACGGAGTTTTATACTTCCCATAACCGACATTGAACTCACCGGCCTGGTTGTAGCGCGTCAATCCATTAAAACAATGTCGGTTCAGGAACAAAAACGCCGCTGCGCGATGTAAATCATCATAGACTTGTTTGTTAAACGCATTCCGTACTGCCAGGAATCCCTCCTGGGTGTTGTAGTCCAAGAAGAAACGATGTGCCAGAGTGATAAGTGAATGCGCCTCGCGTTGCAGAGTCTTGTAAAAGTTAATCAGGTCAGCATTCACATCATTTAGCAGATTTTCCTGGTATCCGGCATTCATGAAGACAGCTCCACCACCGACGAAAGGTTCAATCAGGCGCTTCCCTTCTGGCAAATAGCGAAAGATTTGTTCCAGAACACCAAATTTTCCACCAGCCCATTTGAATATGGACCGTTCGAATTCTGCCGCTGGTTTAACTTTTCGCTCTTTTGTTTCACGCCCTTCATTCTGCCGACATGCAGCCTTGGTTATCCGCTCGCCAATCCAGCGCATTACTGGTATCGCCATACTATTGCCGATCGCTTTGTAACGCGGTCCGTCAGCTGCAAGCATTGCGGCCTCTTCTTCGCTTAAATCTGGATAGTGATTGTGCAGATATGCCAGTTCATCTGAATTAACTTTTTTACGCTTTTCCGTAGGGATCAACGTATGCCCATCAGGAAAACCTTGAAGTCTCTCACATTCGACAGGGGTAAGACGGCGTATTCTACCGTCGCCGAGCAATACAATTGGTGCTTCATGGTTACATGTTAAAGTTGGTGCCGAATTATCGGTTTTTATCTCAGCCCCTCCTTGCCCATGTGCCATGGCAACTATGTTTGTATCATCGCAAGATCTGATAGCGATGTTTGAAGTATATCTGGTAGTTTCCTTCCCCTCGCCTCTGCTCGGCGCAATATTCCGGCGCACGCCTTCGAACTCAAAAAGTACCGTTGCGGGATCGAGGTCTGTTCGAGCACTTGCGACAACAAACACGCGTCGGCGTCGTTGTGCCACTCCGAAGTATTGGGCATCAAGGATTCTCCAGGCCACCTTTCGCTGCGGTCCATAAATACAACCACACTGTGGCCACTTTGGAGCATGGCAACCGGTTTTGCCATCCCACCGCCAGAACGCGTTACTTTTTCCTGATTCAGGTCGATCACCTGGTTCAAATGGCGCATCTTCTCCAGCCAATCCGGCAAGGAAACATCCGAAGGCGTTATCTGCCGATGACAAGACTCCTGGGACATTTTCCCAGACGATAACGGCTGGTTTGAGAAATGACTCAGCCCGTTTGTCGTCAATTGCATTTGCAAGCTCCACATACTTTAAAGTTAGCGCGCCACGCTCATCATCAAGCCCACCACGTAATCCCGCGATACTGAATGCCTGACAGTTATGGACCACCGCACCATTGAGGATATAGGAATGATCACCTTCGACTTCTATGTTGTATACAGTATCTAGGCCTACCGATTTAAACTCTTTGACTGTTCGTAAAAGCATTCCATGAGCCAATCTTGATTTACGTGACAATTTCTGCGGGCAGATTGTTACCTGATAATAATTCCGTTGATTTACCACGCGATCCTCGATCACTTTTTTGGGCTCAACTTCAATAAAGCTGACCGAAGAAACATAACCACAAGTCTGTGACAACCCCGCAACGCCCCAAGCAAGCGCAGGACTAACACTATTAATTCTAAATCCCGCTTTACCACTTGGTGTCCCATCAGTATCAAGATAGCCTTGTAAAAACACATGACGCAATGGATGCGACATCACCCATGCAGGGATACGCTTAGCATGGCTTAACTCGCCAAAATGTTCATTAAGCCAATTGGCATAACACGTATCATTCAAGGTTACTTTGATGCTCCCTCGGATTTCGCTTGCCACGGAAAATATGTTTTCTGGTATGCGGCAATGAAACTTTCTCAATTTCTGGCAATTTATGCCAAAAACAACCGCCTTCTTAGATTTACCTCTCCATCTCCTAATATATCCATCGCCAACATAAGCGCCCGCAAGATACATAGCCTGTTCTTCAGACAAGAACCGAGAACAAATATCTGGAGATGCAATATTGAAATTAGTTAGAGCGCACCATTGATACCCCGGCATATCACATGCTGCTCGCCATTCCGGTTCAGACAACAACTCTCTCTTAAAATATGTGCCATTTTTCCGGGTGTTTTGGGCTTTCCACCGAACAGCCAGGAAGGGATGGTCATTGGTTGTTCTTATATCTAAAGGCTGCCCAACGGCATTAAGTAACCCCGTATTAGCTATTTTTGAACCAACTCTTTTTACTTGTTGTAACCGCCCGAGATGACTGACTACGTAATCGCCAGGGCAAACATCTTCTATTGGTTTATAGCCATTTTTACAAAGAACCATATGCCCCGCGGTAAAACATGGTGTTCCCCCGACGAGCACGTCAGGGGATTCGATTTCCCCAGCCAAGACTTTTTTGGCAAGTTTTGTCATGTCGCCAAGGTTGGCGACATGGGGCCAGCGGAGCGCAAGAACGGCCGATGGAAAAGACTCGATTTCAGCAAACCACACCGGACGCATACCCAACGGTTCCCAGGCAATACTCGCGGCTTCAATTCCACTGCAAACAGATCCATAGCACAGCTCTTTCACTGCTTAGCCTCTCCACCAAGGGCATTTACCAGAGCATCAACCAGGCACGAAATTTCACTGGTCAACAGGAAGAAATCTGCGTCCAGTCGCTGCGCAACATCTTCACTATCAATATCAGAGTTCTGCTCAAGCAATTCATCCGCAAATTTGACGCTGGTAAGGCTGAAGTTATGGTCCAGTGTAAATTTAATGCGGTTCTGCCAGTCGAGTGCCAACTTAGTGACGAGCTTGCCAGCTTCCAGGTGTGTGGATATTTCATCACTTCCCAAGTCCTGCTTTTTCACTCGGGCAATACCGCCATCCTCAAGCACTGCCTTAAGTTCTGCCGCATCCCCCATTTGAAATCCCTGTGGAGCACTACCATCACGTACCCAGTCGGTCAGCGTTAATTCAATGGGATTTTCAACACTTAGGGGAACAACAGGAAGAGAACCCAGAGATTTACGCATAAGCGCGAGCATATCCTCTGCCTGCCGCGCGCTGGCATTGATATAGATACGTTTAGTTGAACCGTCGTAGATCGCCTGGATAACAGAAAACTTTGAAAAAGCCCGTGGCAGAAGAGAATGCAGAACTTCGTCTTTCAGGGAGTCCTTCTCTGTTTTCTTCAGTTTACGCGCTTGTTCTTGCTCGAGTTTTTCAATTTTTTCTTGAATAGCTCGCTGGATAACCGGCGGGGGAAGAATTTTTGTTTCGCGCTTTGCTTCAACAAGGATAAAACCATTTCCATGCATAGCGATAACTTCGGAATTATCACCAAATGGAGATACAAAACCGAACTTGGCCATATCCTGACTACCGCATGGCGTGAAAAGGATCATTTTCTTTTTATCTTCTAAGTCGGTCAGATCCGCCTCACGAGAAAGTTTATAAATAGTAATGTTTTTCCAGTGCTTAAACATGTTGTAACCCTTGAATATCAACCACAGAAAGCTCGTTTTTGTAGAAAAAGGCCAGGTTGAGGCACCCCCTAGTTTGAGCGTATGAGCTGGGACCAATTTCGTTCTTCCAGACAAATGGCTTCAAATCCGTACGGCGAAGCATAAAAACGCGATTTGTTCCGCTCTGATTCCCAATGAGGCAAAAGCCTTCTTTCACCTTGATAGCCTGCAAGTTGTCGAGTTCACCGCTGGTTACACGGCTATCGAACTCTTTGCGGCTTATTAGCTCCATCTGCATCTGACGACTCCAAACAAATACCCATTGAAGGGCGATGGCTGAATGGTACCGAAAACACGACATAAAAAACAATATTTATTAGAGCAATAATGCAATGGTTAACACCATGTAGACCACAAGTAACCTAAGTTAAAATAACGAAAACCAGAGCAAATAATTGGTAATGACGTGGCAAGTATTGCAACAAAAGACAGCATTTGTTCGGGGCACGGAGGATTCCCATCCAGGCCTCCTGTAGAGAGTGAACCACTACTTAAAGTCAACGGAGTCGAAGTGTTAGTTGATGGTAAGCAATATGCACAGCATACCGATGGAAACAGTACGCACGGTGGGCAAGCTATATCAACCAGGGCATGGTTTACCGTCAATGGTAAAGGGATCGTATGCGTTGGTGACCCTGTTTCATGCGGATCTACCGTAGCGTCCGGAGACGGCTTGGTTCAGGTAAGTTAGGAGATATCATGCTGGAAAAAGACTACCAGTTATCCGCATATAAAAAATTGGCCGCCGCCGGTGGGATGAAAACACCTGGTGCCATAACATCGGCACGAAACAGTGCTAACACAGCAAAACTGCTTGCAGAAGAATTGACCGGATTAATTCTGGATACAATTGTCTATCCCGACACTATTACCAGCTATGTTTCAACGATCAGAACAACCACAACCGGCTTAACGAACATTGGAGAACTGACAACTAAGCACGCGGACCTGTTGGCTGGTTATGCAGATCTGTCAATGCTGCTTCAACTCGATATTGGTTGGGATGTTTACTGCCGTGCTAATGAGCGAGAAGTTTCAGAACTGCCGATCTCTATTGCCATTGGTGATGTGAATATTACTAAATCGCTTGAGGACGCTGTTAACGCGCTTAATACATCAAGTTTAGTCGCTGCTATGGGGGAGATTAACCAGACCCTTAACACTGGCTCAGGAAGCTCGTCAGGCTCTGGTTCAGGCGGCGGCACTGCCACTCCCCCACCAGCACTAACAGAAGAGCAAATTGAATCTCTGAAAGTAGCAACTGAACAGTTTGGGGTTGTTTTCAACCAGACAACAGCGCCCACAACTGCGTTACTACAGCAGTATGAACGAGCGAATGAAAGCGCCAACGTAGCCATAACTGCTTATAACCATGCTATCGGTACCGCGCTTGCGGAAGCATCAGCAAATAAGGTCAGCACAGCCAGCGCAGTTGCTGCTTTGGTTCCTGATTCTGTTCTTGATGAATTAAACAAAGCGGCACAGTAACAAAGGACTTCATTGATAATTTTTCTTCAGGAGGAAGACATGTCATTCTTTTCTACGTTAAAAACAGCTTTGTCTTTGAAGGAGAAACTTGCTGCTACTGGTGTTCTTGTTCTGATTTGCGCACTTGTTGGTGCTGGGTTTGCATGGGAACGTCATCAGCTAAAGCAAGCCATGGAGAAAATTGGCAGTCTTGATCAGGCTATTAAGGAACGTGATAAGTCAATAATGGATCTTAACCAGACCATTGAGACGATGAACAAAGCAGAGCAACATTTTCACAGCCAGGAAGTGAAAAATGAATCAGAACAAGCCAAATATGCTGACAGGCAAATGGAACGAAAAGCTGAAGTTCAGAAACAACTGGTTGCGGCGGGTAATGTTCGCCAGCGCATTCCTGCTGATACTCAGCGGTTGCTCCGGGAGTCGATCAGCGAATTTAACGCCGACGCCGACAAAGGTTAACCACCCTGCCCCCAAAAGTGCATTTATGTGCAGGATGCCAGAGTTTAGCAGTGAATATTTTGATGATCTGCCAGCGTATATCCTCGATACAGAAACGATGCTGATGGGGATTAACAGGAAGAATCGCAACGTTAATGATTACAACCGCGCTATCAGAGGTAACTAAAAGGGATTTTTATGTCTGATAAAGTAACAGTAAAGCAAACTATCAACAAAGCGACTTCAATCTACAAAATTGAGCACATCACTGTTGGCAAGCCAGGCTCTGAACAATACCGTCATGCTTTCGAGCTTGCCGATCAGCTTGGTTTAAAACACCCGGATTGCATCGAGCATGTATTTCCGACCTATGCTGATGAGCAATGTACTCATGTCCTTACCGAAGAGGATTTTTTCAGCACTGAAGAACGAGAAGGCGTTGATCGCTGTATTGGTGTGATTTGCTCTTCAGTGAGTTATGAGTTATTCCCTAATGTCCATGAAGATGGTGGTATTGGATACCAATTCCTGTACGAAGGCGATGAGCTTAAATGTTATGAACATGGTCTTCTCATCGAAAGCATAGAATAATACAGCTTCCTTCCAACCGGCTTTGTTGGCCGGTTTTTCACTTATCCACATTATCCACTGGATAGATCCAATAATTAGGTCCATACAGATCCCTATTAGATCCATATAGATCCCTGATCGTTGCAGGCCGCGCCACGTCTGGCTTAGAAGTGTATCGCGATGTGTGCTGGAGGGAAAACGATGTGTGCTGGAGGGATAAAAATGTGTGCTGACGGGTTGCTAATGTGTGCTGGCGGGATATAGGATGTGTGCTGACGGGAAAGCCTGGGTAGTTATCACCACTTATAAAAACTATCCACATAATTCGGAAAAAGTAAT